CAGGGCGACTTCCTCGGCATCCTCGCTCAGCCCCGCCAGAGCGGCAGCTCGCTCCTCCTTCGGCAGCCAGTTCAGGCGGGTGCCGTCGGCGTACTCCAGCCAGTCGCCCTGCGCGGTCTGCACCAGCCGGGGGGGCCGCTCGATGCCAGCGGCAGCGTATGCCTCATCCAGCAGGTCCCGCACCTGGTTCCGCAGCGCGCGGGGGCTCTTGATCTTACCGGAGACGACGACATCGGTCTTGCCGTGGGCGACCGCCTGGATGACGTCGTCGTCGTAGCCCAGATCCTTGAGGACCATGGCCATGGCCTCGTTGAAGTCGTCCGCGGACGCGATGCCCTCGTTCGTGGGCGACGCCACCGAAGCGTCCATCAGCTTCTTCGCCGATGCCTGGATCTTCTCCTTCCGCGTGGGGGGTCGCTCGCGCTTCGGCGCGGGCGCCACTGCCGCGGGCGCGGCCTTCGGCGCCGGAGTGGAGGCAGGCGCAGCTGCCGCCGCTGCCGCTGCCGCGGGCGGGGGCTCGGCGGGGGGTGCCGCCTTCGGCGCCGCCTTCGGCGCTGCTGGCGCAGCCGCAGCCGCTGGCGCAGCAGGCGCCGGCTCCGCCGGCTCCTTGCCCGGAGCCCACGCCTGGGGGCCATCCCCCTTCATCGCAGCTTCGCCCCGCCCTCGAGCAGGCGAGACCCGCTGCCACCGAGGCAAGGCGGCGTCCGTCGGCTCCTTCGGCTTCAGCCCGGCGATGCGAGCCGCGGTGCTGTCGTCGTCGGGAGCGACCGCTTGGGTCCGCTCCGGAGTCCACTCCGGCGTGGCAGCAGCGCGGGCGCGGCCCTGGGTTGAGTCCGCCGCAGGCACCACCACGGTGTCCCGGTCCACTTCGGTCGGGCGTTCCACATCGGGGTCGGGAGCGGCAGCGGGCTTCTTCTCCACCACGGTCGGGCGCTCGGCGTAGTCCTCTCCGCTTTCCTTCGACCCTTCCGGCCCCTTCGACCCTTCCGGCCCCTTCGGCGCAGCCGCGGCCTCGACCTTGCCGGGCACCTTCGCGCGCCACTCGTCCATGGCCTGCTGTGGGGTGAGCCCGTCGCGCACCCGCTGGCGCACCAGGGTGTCTTCCCGCACCACGTCGTCGATGGTGATCCGCCGCCCGACAACATCGATCGGCTTGCCCGTCGACAGCGCCTTCTGCCACTGCTTGATCCGCTTCTCGATGAAGACTGCACGCGCGGTGGCATCCTCGATGCCTGCTGCGTCGGCGGCGTCCTGGGCGATGGCACGCAGGATGCTGGCCTCCGACGCGTACTTGCCCTCCTTCAGCAGGTTCGTGGTCATGCCCAGCGCCTTCTTCGAGGCGTTCGCCATGACCTCGTGCCCCTCGGCGCGCGACGCGATGTTGCCCAGGATGGCCCGCACAGGGTCCAGCGGGTCGGCCTTCTCAGCCGCCTCGACCGCGCGCCCCCCCAAGCCGGTGAGCTTCTTGTAGAGCCCCTCCCGCAGCGGCTTGTTGTCGTCGCCGACGAACCGGGCCGCGACGGCGTCACGCAGCTCCTTCTGCATCGTCGTCTTGTCGATCCCGTGCGCCGCCTTGTCCTGGATGATGGCGAGCTGCTCCTCGATGAAGAGCCGCACTTCCTCCCGGCCCGCAGGGTCCTTGATCTTGGCAGCGCTGGCTCGGAGCTTGTTGCCCTCCTCGCCCACCACCTTCGCCGCCGCGTGGCGACGCCCTGCCTGGGCGAGGTCTTCGGGGCTGAGCTTGGCCGCGTCCTGCAGGGGGTTGGCGTAGTTGAACAGGTGAGGGAAGTCGGCGGCGTCATCCACCGCCTCCCCCTGCTTCAGCGCGTCGACCCGCATGCCGGGGTGCAGGGTCTGGGCCTCCTTGCCCAGCGCACCAGGCAGGACACCGCCCGCTTCCTTCCGGGTGCGGAGATCCGCCACCGCGCCGCCGTCGGCGGTGGCCTTCTCGTAGGCCGCCACGTCAGCGCGGTCGACCGCACGCATGATCTCCGGGTTGGACTTCCGCAGCGCCACTTCGATGGCCTCGGCCTTGCGCAGCGCAGCCACCGCCTCGTCGATCTTGCCCGCCTCGCCCAGAGCGTGGGCCTCGCGCAGCAGCGTCGACGCGGACTTCAGCCCCTCCGCGACCTTGGCCGCGCGGCGGGTCGCCATCGCCCCGCGCACAGACCCCCCGACGCCCCCCGCGACCATGAACATGTCGGGAGCCAGCATCGTCGCGACGACCGCAGCCCCGCCCAGGGCGAGCTGCTCCGTGGCCTTGGCGTACGGATGCCACGGGCTGTCCTGGTCGACCGGGATCACTGCCGTGTTCTCGTCGGTGAACACCCCCGTCTCGATGGCGAGATCGAGCAAGCCGTGCCGGCGAGCGACGTTGCTGCGGAACTTCTGGCCGATGTCGTACCAGTTCCGCTCCGCGTCGGCGTTGTCTCGCTCGCCCGTGACGTTCTCCTTCGCCACCTCGTAGTAGGCCATGGCCGCCTGGATCGGCATGTCGGCCAGCCCGAACAGCCAGGACGGCACCGACTCCTGGCGGTAGATGACCACGCCGTTGCGGTCGAGCCCGACGATTTCGACCTGCGCCTTCATGGCGTCAGCCAGGGAGATCTCCTCTCCACGCTGCGCCTGCTCTCCGGTGAGCTGGGCCAGGTTGATGATCAGCGGGCCCCCCCACAGCCCCACGACGCGGAAGACCGTCGCCTCCCTCACAGCCTCTGCGACGGCATCCGCCCGCATCCCGGGCCCGTATGCCTCGGCGGGGTTCTTCCCCTCTCGCGTCAGCGCCTGAGACTTGGCGCGCTGGATCGCGTCGGCGCGCTGCTCGATCCACCCACGGTGACCCCCGGCGAAGCGCGTGGCCTGGACGAAGCTCTGCACCAGCGGGGACTTCTGAGGCGCAGCCATCACCAGCTCGTCGTCGCTCAGGTCTCGCGCCTCGGGAGGCATCATCTCCCGCAGCAGCGTGATGGCCGTCGCCTGAGCCTGGGCGCTGTCGAAGTCGACGTCCGGATCCCGCTCCGAGACGCCCATGACGCCAGAGGTGGCCTGGGTGCCGGTCCAATCCCGCAGCGTCGTCTCGCGCAGGGACGCCGCCATGCGGCCCCCGTGGAGCCGCCGGTACTTGGCTTCCGCCTCCTCGCGTTCCCGGCTGGCGTCGGCGAGCTCATCGGCGTCCCCGCTCATCGCGGCGTACATCTCGCGGATCCCAGCGTCGGCGATCTTGGCCCGCTGGCGCACGCTCCCCGTCGCCTCGATGGCAGCGGCCCGCTCCAGCTGCCCTGCCTTCGCCGCAGCCTCGGCCCGCACTGCCTGGCTCTTCGCTGCGGCCTCCGCCTTGCTCGCCTCAGACGGTCCTGGAGCGAGCACGCCCAGCGGGGCCTTGGCGACGTCGACGACCTTGTCGATCGCGCTGCGCTGCTGCTGCTGCCCGGCGCCTTGCGCCTTCGCCCGCAGCAGGATCGCCTTGACGCGAGGGTCCTGGCTGCGAGAGACAGCGTCGTCGATGACGTCGTCGACGCGCTTGTTGTCGATCACGATCTCGCGGAGCATCTGCTCCAGCGGAACACCGGACGCGCGGGCCGCTGCCCAGTACTCGCTCGGGCTCATGTAGGGCGCGCTGCCACCGCCCGCCTCGGCCTCGCGCTTCATCCGACCGATGTGCTTCAGCACGGCGGCGGCCTCGAAGCCCTTGTAGACCTTCGGGTCTCCCGTGCGCGCGGCGGCGGCGAAGCCCAGCGCCATTGCCGACCGGAGCGCCGCCCCGCCGGACAGCAGGGAGGGCATAGGCATCCCCATCTCTGGAGTGGCGGCCGCCTGCTCCCGCTCCACCGCGCTCCTGTACGGGGCGTAGAGCATGACCGCACCGTCCAGCAAGCGGCGCAGCTCCAACGCGTCGGCCTGGCTGCGCTGGTCCGCAGCAGTGGCGGCGACGCGCTCCTCGGTGGCCTTCTGCTTCAGCGGCTCCAGCGCGGCGCGCGCAGCCGCCACCTCGTCGGTGGGGGGCAGCGGGCGGGAGGTGGGGGGCAGCGTCTCCTCGGCCGACTCCAGCTGCTCCGCGGCCTTCGCCTTCGGGGGCTCCGCGGGCTTCGGCGCGGGCTCCGCGGGCTTCGGCTCCGGGGCCTTCGGCGCCGGCTCCGCGGCCTTCGCCTTCGGCGCCGGCTCCGCGGCCTTCGCCTTCGGCGCCGGCTCCGCGGCCTTCGCCTTCGGCTCCTTCGCCTTCGGCTCCGGTACCTTCGGGTTGACGTCCTTGAGGTGGGCGTCGTCCACCATCACTGGCCCGCCGGCGCTCGTGGCCGGCAGCTTCTTCGTGCCCGGAGGGGCAGCGGGGGGTGGACCGAAGAGATCCCCGAACGGAGCCAGGTCTTCTTCGGTCAGCTTGTCGGGCGTGGGAGTGGGGGTCGGCATCGCTCAAGCGTAGCACGAGGCTGCCCGCGCAACGACCTACTCCTCGCGCTCCTCTTTCCTCTTCTCAGTAGGGCCCAGCTCTGGCATCACGTTGCCCTTGGGGCCCAGGGTGTTGTAGGTGTGGTCCGCGGACAGCCCCTTCCTCGCAGCGCGCCACCCCCTGCGAACATGAATCGTGCCCCCTCGGCGGTTCCCCGTCATGGAGTTCTCGTAGGCGATCCGCCGCCGCGCGGCCGCGATGGCCTCGTCGTCCCACGGCGCCGCGGCGCGCCCCCCCGTCGTCTGCTTCTTCTTCGCAGCCGCCGCGGCCGCGGCCGCCTTCGCCTGTGCAGCTTCGGAGGTAGTCTGGGCCGCCTCGCTGGCCGACTTCACAGCGGGCTCGCTGCCCGATCCCCCTCCGGCTTCGCCTTCCTCGACGGGCGTAGGCGCCTCCGCCGCAGTACGGGGAACCGCACGCTGCACATAGCGGCCTTGGCTGCCGTCTTCTCGGATGATTGCCATCGCTTCCTCCTTCACGGCATCAGTCGGGTAGATCGACCAACTTGTTGTCGTCGAGCTCCGCCAGTACGGGGATCTTGGGGACGGAGGGGGCCAGCTCAGGCTCGCCCCGGAGCAGGCTGCCCCGGTCGGCCCTGCCTCCGGCGCCGCGCATCGCCGCCGCACCCCGCCCGCTGCGCATCGCCTGCTCGGTGACGACCCGCTGGCGCTCATCGAGGATGGCCCGGCGGTTCTTCGGACCGATCGCTGCCCTCGGTGCTGCTGGCGCAGCCGCAGCCGCCGGCGCAGCCGCAACCGCCGGTGCCATCACCTCGCCAGGGTGAGCGTACTGCCGCGGCTTCACATCCCCGCGGGTCTCCTCCTTCTGCTTCTCCTGCCGCTTCATGTCGGCTTCGTAGTCGGCGGCCTCGCTCGAAGCGGCCGCCGCGGCCTTGCCGGGCTCCCGCTTGTCCTCCGGGCCGGTGCGGCCAACGACGTCCTCCTTCGCTCCCTCGGGGCCACGCCCCTCCCGCCCAGCGGCCGCGCGACCAGCGGCGTACCCCGCCGCCGCGGCCGGACCGCGCTCGGGCTCCGGGGGCGCACCCTCCCCCTCCTTGGCGATCTGGGCCTCCTGCTGGGCGAACTGGATGTCCTCCTCGCGGAGCGCGCCGTAGCCCTTCTGGCTGAGCTTCACCCGCTCGAAGGCGGCGGCGGCATCGCGCTTGGCGACGTACTCCCGCTTCGTGCGGTCCGCCGTCGCCCGCGCCGCCGTCGCCGCCTCGCGCAGCGCGGCCGCCCTGGCAGACGCCTCGCCCGCAGCGCGGGACGCGGGGTCACTCCCCTCTCGCCCCCCTCGGCCCGGCGCAGCCCCCGCCTCCGGCTGTGTGAGGCCCTCCCGCAGCTGCGCTGCACGAGCCTCCGCCTCGCTCGCAGCGGACTCCGCATCCTGAGCCAGGATCTCGGCGTCCATCGCTCGCTTCTTGATGTCGCGCGCTTCCGCGTTGACCCGAACGACGTTGGGGTCCTGCTGCACCTCGGCCTTCGCCACCAAGGCGCCAGTGTCGATGAGCTCCTGCTCCAGCGCCGTGCGTCGATCTCGCGCACGCTGCGCCGCCACCGCGTTGGCGTCCGCCTGTTCCTGCGACTCGACCCCCTCCATGCTCGCCAGCCGCTCCTCCTCCTGCGTCAGCCGCTCGATGTCGGCCTGGAGCTGGCCCCGCTTGAACTTCGCCGACTGGATCGCCAGCTCGCGGTCGGCTGCCTCCTCCAGGGTCTCACCGGGCTCGACCGCAGCGGCCTCCGCCGACATCTGCGCGGCGTACTCCGCCGAGTCCCGCGCGTCGCGGTTGACGATGTCGCGCCCGGTCTGGGTCGCGCGGGCACTCGCCCGCTGGTAGTACGCCGAGGCGAAGCCCCGATCGGCCCGCGCCCGGTGCACGTCGGACACCTCGTAGCGACCCGCCTCGAAGCGCATCACCCCCGGGCCGTAGTTGTGCTCGACGCCGTTCTCGTCGATCATGACACCGCTCGCGCCCTCACCCCGGATCCGAACGGAGCCGGCGGGGTCGGACGCCTCCTTCATCAGGCGCTCCCCCGTGACCTGGTAGCTCCGCCCCTTCGGCGGCCGGTCGGTGAAGCTGATCCCCAGCGCGGCCAGGTCTTCGTCGCCCACCCCGCGGCTCAGCTTGAGCTTGGCCGCGTCGATGGCGCGGATGTCGTCGAGAGACACCGCCTCGGTGCCGGGCGCCACAGTGCCGTAGCCGATCTCGAGCGTGGGCAGATCTCCGCTGGCCACCGGACGGCCGTTCTTCTGCTTGATGGGGACCCACCGGAGCCCTTGGGGCATCGGAGCTGCCTCCCCCTTGCCGTCCGCCAGCGGCACCAGGTGGAACCCCCCCTCGATCTGATCCATGCGGTAGATCTTGCCGTCGTACCACGCGAGCTGCTGCCCCGCGGAGCTGGCGAAGAACAGCCGCGTACCACCGGTCTTGCTCTCCATCGTGTCGAGCTGCCGCATGGCCTCGCGCCGCAGTCCCTCTCGGGCCTCCTTCACCGCGTCCGGGGTCATGTAGGACCCGTTCACCATCGCGAAGCGCCCATCGAGCTGGCGCACCGCCTCGACCGCCTCGGGGGTCGGGGGCTCGTTCACCGTCAGGGTGATGATCTCGCCGGTCCCACGCGGGACCACGCGGTAGCCGTCGGCTCCATGCCGCCACTGCTCGCGCACGAAGTCGAGCACGGCGATGCGGTCCTGCTTGGCCGGGATGTAGTGGAGCTGGCCCTCCTCGTCCCGCCACGCGCGTCCCAGCCGCTTGTAGCCCTGGTCGGCGGCCCACTCCTGGAACTGGGGGGACGCCATCGCCGCGGCCATGAGCTGCAGCTCCGGCTGCACCTTGTCCGCCTTGCCGACCCCGGCCGCGCCGCTCCCGCCCCCCTTGACCCGGTCGGCCAGGTAGCCCAGCATGTCCTCGGTGCGGCGCCAACCCGCGTTCTGGCGCAGGTACTCCCCGACCTCCATCGAAGCGACCGAGGGCTCCACCCCGGTCGTGGCGACGGCGAGATCCTGGATCTGCTTGATGGTGTCGTGGACCGCCTGCTCGTATTCGGGGGACACGGCGCCGCCCGCCATCTGCTGCGCGATCAGCTTCAGCCGGGACATCTGCTCGTCGACATCGACCGTGGCAGCGTCCACCGAGGACTTCGCCGACTTCGCCATGGTGCGGATGTTCCGCATGGCATCACGCTGGGACGGCTCCAGCTGCACCGACGCGTCGGTACCGTCGATGATCTCATCGAAGCGGTACTCGTCGTTGAGCTGGTTCCAGGTGTTCCACAGCGGCAGGCCTCGGACGTTGCCCTCCCGCGTCTCGGTCATGAGCCGGGTGAACTCGTTGAAGGCGGCGAGGCGCCTCATGCCCCCGTCGTCGCTGGCCTGGCGCGCGGCCTCTGCCACCTGCGCGACGATGTCGGACGCGTACATGGTCGACATCTGCGCCAGCTCGCGCATGTTGTTCGCGAGGTTCTCCTGCAGGCTGCCGTAGACCTGAAGCGCGTTCCGGCTGTTCTGCGCCCCCTCGCTGATGATGGTGCTCTCGAGCTGCAGGTAGTTCCCCAGCATCTGGGTCTGCGAGCTCAGGATGTTGATGCGCTCGGCGCTGAAGCGCTTCGCCATCTCCGTGTCCCACACCCGCTGCTCGTGGTAGAGCTCGCGGTAGGTACGGAGCAGCGCGGCCTCGATCTTGGCGGCCTCGTCCTCCTGCCCCGGGGGGGCCGACGCGCGCACCATCGTGCCCAGCCCGAGCATGCGCTGGGCGTAGGTGCCGTACGGCTTGGCTGGGTCCAGCGGGGTCATGAGCTGGTCGTACCCAGGCAGGTAGGAGGGCGAGTACGCCGCCTCCCGCTTGTCGTACGCCGTCATTGCCCGAGACCCTCGGCTGCTGCTGCTTCCGCTTCCGGTTGCCATCGTCGCTCCCCCTTCGCTCAGGCTCAGGCTACGCCGCCGGCGACGCCCATCAGCTGCTGGGCGCTGGCAGGATCGAGGCCACCCCCAGCGTAGCTGCGGATGACGGTGCTCACGGCCTTGCCTGTCACGTAGCCCGCCTCCTGCGCCTGGTCGGCGCCGCGGATGGCCTGGTTGTTGATGATGTCGTAGTAGCGGTTGTAGTTCGCCTCGGCGAGCCGTTGGCTCTCGACGTTGGCTTGGCTCGCGGCTTCCCCGCCCTGAGCCGCCGCCTGAAGCGTCGCAGTGTTCACCGCCTGCTGCGCCGCCCCCGAACCGAGCCCGCCCCCCTTGGCCGCCCCCGCCCGCTGGATCTCGTCCACGGTCGGCGCCTGGGCCGCTTGGGCCGCGCGGATGGCGTCCTCGCTCATGGCCATGCGCTGTCCCCGATCGAGCCCAAGCGCGCCCGCACCGCGGTCGAGCCGCAGGCGCATGCTGCGCCGGGCGGCGCGGGCAGACCTCGCGTTCGGGTCGAGCGCCGAGTAGATCGCCTTGGTGGTGAGCCCGGTGATCTGCCCCGTCAGGTCGGGGTTGTCCCCCATGGCCTGGCCGGCGTTCTGCATGCCCGAGACGAGCTTGGTGTCGAGGTTGTTAGGCATGGGGAAAAGCTACCACGCAGGAGGTGCAGCGGCTTGCGCTCGCACGCGCGTGCCTACTTCCAGTAGTCGTAGCTGATGCCCACTGCTCCCGTCGAGAAGCGGGAGAAGACATAGCAGTCGCCGCTGGTTGTGCTCGTCGTGTCCCCCTTGTGCGTGGTGCTGTAGGCGAACGGCCACTTGAGCTGGTCGCCGGCCGATGCAGTGGGGATCCCGAGGAAGACCTCGATGCTGATGTCGTAGACCCCAGCGCTTGGGCTCTTCATCGCGTAGTGCTGCGACAGGGTGCCGGCAGCGTAGTGCTCGAAGCGGTCGTAGTGCCCCGCGCCCGCCAAGCTCTGAGCGGCGCTGATGTAGACCGTCGGCGCGTGCGGCCGCCGGGTCTCCTGCTTGACCATGCCGTTCACGCGGATCCGCGTGATGATCTCCGCCGACATGAAGCTGCCCCCCTGCTCCTGGTCGTACCGCCGCCACAGCCGCCACTGAGAGTGGAAGACGTGCAGATCGAACAGGAGCAGGCTGCAGTCGTACGGCAGCTCGACGGTGGCAGCCCCAAACGCCAGCGGGATGTACCGCTCCACGCTCAGGTCGGGGGCCAGATCGGAGAAGTAGTCGAGGCGGCGGTGGTACCCGTAGGAGTAGCTGTCCGCGACCTCTCCAGGCTGGATCATCTCCTGAGTCACCAGGAAGGAAGCGTCCAGGTTGGCCGCCTCGATGCCACCGTTGGGCTCGCTCAGCACGCCGCGGCGGGTCGGCAGCAGGGCGTCCGCCGTCAAGTCCGCGTTCAGCCCTGCCACGTCCAGCGTGGGCCCGTCCGTAATGCCGCTCCCGTAGGGGGTGGAGATCGTGGCCATCGCGCAGCACCTCCCTCAGTACATGCCGAAGTGCATCACGGTGAGCGTGGCGTTCCGCCACTTCACCCGGGGCACCGTCGCCGACGTGTAGCACATCGAGCTGACGAATACGCCGAACTTGGTGATGTCGAGGCCAAGGCCCTCGCCCACCCCCCGCATGTCGATCCACCCCTCCAGCGCCACATTGCGCTCGACCACGAGCTGCTCGAGGAGAGCCGGGCCGGCACCGACGATCTTCGGGCCGGCTGCCACTGGTGAGATGGTGCCCTCCAGTATCACCCAGTTGGTGCCATCGTGGTAGCCGAGCGCGAACAGCGCGGACTCGTTCTCGTCGATGCCGAGGCCCACCCCCGTGCCCCGGCGGATGTCGGTCAGCCCGACATCGGCCAGCACGTGGATGAGCCCACTGCCGTCGCTGGTCGTGGCCCAAGCAGCGCCGCTCGTTTCGAGCTTGACACCTGCGTCGTCGATCTGCCACCACCCGGTGGCGCCTGTCCGAGCGCCAGCGGGAGTCGAGCTGCCCCAGCCGGGGTACTGCGCCTCGCAGTACTCCGCCGCCGCCATGACGAACGGCACCACGTCGACCCGCTTCAGCGATGACGGAAGATGTGCGTGGTTGAACGCAGCCCGCGCAACCATCCCGCTGGTGATGGCGTTGCTGGCGCCGACCAGAGGCTGCAGCCGGTCGTCGCGGTAGCTACTCCGACTGAAGGTGTCACCGCTCTCCCACGCAGGTACGGCCACGTTCGCGCTACTGCCCCCCGAAGGAGCCTGGCGGGGGATGACCCGCGTGAGCATCTTCCGGGTGTAGACCTTCAGCGCGGCGTCGATCGCCAGCGCCTCCCGCAGTGGCGCCATGTTCTGCGCTGCGCGCACGACGAACTCGGCTCCGTGAACCCCCGCCGGCAGCGGGATGCTCCACTTGAGCCGCACGTGGCAGAAGGGGCTGCCCTCCGAGTACGCCTGGATCGCCTTCAGGTGCCCCGTGCCCAGCAGCGTAGTCAACGCCTTCGGGTTGCTCAGCCGGACCGGCACAGGTGGCACGTCCGAGGTGTGCATCAGCCCCGTGATCGCAGGCATGTGCACCGCCCCCCCGATGCGCAGCCCGAACACCGGGCGGGGGCGGTCGTACTCGTCCTCCCCCGTCGTTGGGTTCCAGCTGATCTCGTGGGGGAAGGAGGCCCACACCGCAGAAGCGCGGACCACTACGACGCACTCCCCCGTCACGAGCTCGAGCTGACAGGAGCTGACCACGTGCCAGTCCCCATCCAGGGGCACGTCCATCGCGTCGGTCGCAGCCGACTGCGGCCCCTGGGTGTTGTGGGCGGCCGCGTGGTCCACCGGGACAGAGACCAGGTACCACTCCTGGTACGCGCTGTTCTCGATGTCGCTCTCACCGAGGTCATTCTGCATGAAGTTGTGCTGGTCGAGCCTGCCACCGAGGCGCGCAGCCACATCCTGCAGATCCAGGTTGAGGCTGTCGACGTCGGAGGTGTCTCCGTTGTCGTAGCGACGGCGCTGCTTGAGGTAGCCAGAGGGCATCAGAAGTCCGTCGGCCCCGCCACGTGGGTGAGCGCTGCCCGATCCCCCGCCGGCGTGGTTGGGAGGAAGGCGAAAGCGACCAGCCGCATGCGGGATGGCTCGGTGCAGGTGAGGGTGAAGCTCCAGTCCCGGACGTTCTGCAGGAACAGCGAGGTGAACACGGCGCGCGCGTAGGTGCGGGCCGCGTGGACCTTGCCCTCCCCCACGGTGAGCTTGCCGAGCAAGTCGTCTCCGACCCCGCTGCCGTCGTCCCTGCCGACACCGCGCAGAGTCACAGCGTCGCCGATGGCGTTGTCGTAGTCACCGTTGATGTAGAACCGCGCGACGATGCCCGCGTCATCGTCGAGATCCGCCGCAGTGCCCGGCCCACTGCGCTCGTCGACGAAGATGAAGACCACCTGCTCGACCGTCGCCTCACGGACGCCTATCTCGTCGAAGCGGATGCGGGGGCCGGCGTAGACCGAGTCCCGCAGCGGCGGGTCGTAGCTGGTGTCCTCCCGGTCCATCACCATGACGTTGTAGCGGGCCTCACTCGGCTCGTAGACCCCAGCCACGCAGTACAGCCTCGGGTCCTTCGTGGTCGTGAGCGCGATGAAGGAGACCCCGAAGACGTACTCGCGCCACCCCTTGTCGTTCAACGCCAGGATCATGGCGTTGTCGTGGCTGCCCGCTGGGGTCACAGCGCAGCGGTACTCCCCCACCTCCGGCGCGACGGTCGCGGACGCTTGGCACAGCGCGCTCTTCGGCAGCCGGGTCTCAATGAGCCCCGAGATCTCGTTCGAGATGGGGCGGGGAGGCCCCTCGACGCCGAGCGCGTAGAAGCCGCTGTAGCTGAGCCAGACGAGGTTGCCACTCGGCAGCGCCCGCAGCGAGTCCATCGCCACGCAGCCGATGCCCTGCGCCAGAGGAACGGGGGGCTGGTCGAGCTGGGTGATGTCGTAGACGGCGAACTCGGTGAAGGCCAGCAACCGCCCCGCGTGGTCGGCCACCGCGGTGATGGCAGCACCCCCCGCATCCGGGTAGACCTGGACCACGAAGGTGCCGGGGAAGCCGGGCTGGGAGATGAGCACCCGAGGGCCATCGGCCACGACCAGCCGCCCCCCGTAGGTGCACATGGCGTGGAAGGTGGGGACAGGGATGACGGAGGTAGCGGCGCCCCCCAGCTCCGCGTCCGGGACGTTGTCCGGGTAGACGAAGAAGCGCCGCCCCGGGATCCGCGCCACGAGGCGAAGCTGCAGGTCACCGTTGTTCTTCCGATCCACGCTGCGGTAGAGCCTGACGTACCTGCCGTGGCTCGGAGGCCTGCCCGTGGCGAAGACGGCGAACTGCCGAGTCAGATCCTCGATCTGATCCGCCTCGCAGTACTCCGTCTTCCCGCCGGTCCACACCGCCAGCTTCGTCGCTTGCGTCGTCAACGTGACCGGGTTGGACAGCAGGCTCATCGCGCTCAAGTCACCGTAGTCGTCCTCGAACTGCGCCGCCCACACCCACAGGCCCTCCCGCAGCACGGCGTCACGGGCGTCCAGGTACTCCCCGATGGTGCCCACCACCCCGCGCCAGGAGTAGGCCAGGCTGTTCTCGTGGTAGCTGCCGCGCCCGCCGGTGTAGATCTGCGCGGTGTTGCCCGTCGACGGCGACCGCGGCCCCTCTGCGCGGGGGGCAGAAGGCACCGTGCCGAAGCCCAGGGGCTGCACCTTACCGTTCCGGTGGATCCGCAGCGGCTGGTCGATGCCGTTGGACCAGATGACCATGTCGTTGATGATGGCCCACTGGTCCGGCGCCCGAGGGGTGTGATCGTCGCTCAGCCCCGAGTAGATCTCCTCCCAACTCCGCGCCCAGCCCGCGTGCCGGTACAGCTTCGTGCCGGCTCGCACGTAGGTGTGGCCCACCTTGCCACCCAGGTGGTTGCAGTGGAAGATGCCATGGATCCTGCCGAAGGAGAAGTAGCCCTCGCCCCGATCCATCTCGAGCGGCGTGGGGCCGCGCGCGCTGCGCAGGTCCCCCTCGGTCGTGGGGGTGAGGTTGCGGATCCTGCGGGCACGGGCCCCCCCGTCCTGCGAGAGCTCGTTGACGTCGACGCGGACGAACCCCTGCCCGAAGGCATTGGCTCCGACGACCAGGTCGCCAGCGATGCCACGTCGCGCCATCCGTCAGGCCCCGACGGAGAGCTGGGTGCGCGACGGCGCCGGCGTCGGGGGCGGCTCGGTGAAGCGCGCGACGATGATCTGCTTCTCCTTCACGGTCTCGTCGTCCACGGGGCCGCGGTAGGGCTTGCCGTCGCACCAGTAGGGGGGACCCCAGCACGGCACGCCATCGAACTGGATGTTGCCGCTCTTCTTCATCAGCTTGCCCTTGGTGTCGAACACAGGGAGGCCGTTGTCGTAGAAGATCCAGTCGGCGGGGCGCCAGTCACCGGCCGTGCGGGGCTGCGACTTGACCGACCCCCCATCGAACGGGACGATGCCCCCCTCCAGCAAGGAGTGGAGCGACACCTGCCACATGTAGCCGTCGGGGTCGGACCCCTTGGGGTAGACGCGGGAGATGACCGTGGCCTCCTCGATCTGCGGCTGCGCCTTGGGCATGCGGGTGAGCTCGCGCTCGCGGACCAGGACGTCGCCCAGGTTGGGACGGGGGATGTGGATGGGCATCGGATGCTTCCTCATTGCTCGGTGAACGGTGCGATGACCCCGTGGGACATCGCTCCCAGGGTTGCACCCTGTGCATCATACCGCATCAAGTCGATGTAGTCGACGTCACCCTCTCGCAACGCCCGGAACTTGCGCTTCTGCTCCTCGTAGCGGAGCCGGTGCAGCCGCTCCGTGTCCCAGTCGAGGCCGTCCGCCAGCGCGTACCAAGCCATCGTGAGGTGGAACAGCGCCGGCATGGCGTCAGCGTGGAGCGGAACGGCGTCGGCGTCATCCACCAGCTCGTGCGCCAGCAGCGCCGCCTCCATGTCGAACTCGTACCGCTGGTCCGGGCGCAGGTTGAGCTGGATCCCGTCGTACTGTGCGATGCGCGGCATGGGGCGGGACGGGTCCGGGATGACGCTGCCGTTCCAGATGTACTCCGCGTCGACCCCGCGGACGTTGGCCAGATACGGCTGGATCTCCGCCAGCAGCAGAGGGCGGTGGGTCTGCGACGCCTCATCGACCGCAGCCGGGGTGGCCCCCTCACTGATGGCGACGCGCTGGGCGTAGACCCGGATCCGAAAGCCGCTGTGCCCGTACCGCTTCGCGGCGGGTAAGTCGAAGTTGACCTCGTAGTCGATGTTGACGCAGCGGATGGCGATGCTCCCGTGGGACGACGCTTGGTCGAACACGGCACTGGCCGGGGACGGCAGCGACTCCCACACTGGATCCCGCACGCCGCGGACGCTGTTGTTCCAGTAGACGTCCCTGTAGCCCATGGCGTAGGTGAAGTAGAACTTCCACTTCCCTTCCTGCACCGGGCCCGGCCAGGTGTAGCCCCCGCCAGCGCTGAGCTGCGTGATGACAGGCGCCCGCGTGGGCGGGTCCAGCGCGAAGCTCCCGCTCTTCCAGAACGCAGAGGGCAGACCGCTGCCCTGGTGCAGATCGCCTGCGCCGCTCCGCCGAGCCGCCTCCTCGTTCGCGCGGTGCACCACCTCGAAGGCGGCTCCAGGGCGGTAGAGCCGCAGCGGGGCCCTGGCCTCGACCAGACGGCCGGGCAGCCAGAGGCGATCCTGGTAGATGGTGAACCCCGCCCCCGCGTCGCCCGGCCAGGGCCAGGGGGACCATAGGCTCACGTAGTACTCGCCGTCGTCGAACCACCACTCTCGCGTCTGGACCCGGGCCCACGCGCCGTTCGCGCGCTTGACCTCGATCCACATGACCCCTTCCCAGGTGCCGTCCGTGGTCGGGCGCCACGACAGCGTCGACGTGCTCAGTGCAGCCCCCGCCGAGGTGGTCAGCCGCATCACCCACAGGTCGTCCGTCGGCTCGATCAGGGCGCCAACGTCGCTGGCGCTGCTGCTGACGTCCGGGATGGTGTTGAGGTGGACGACGGACGAGATGAAGTGCTGCGGCAGATCCGTGATCATCTCCGCCAGCGCGGCCATGGCCGCGGTGCGGAACTTCTCATTGGACACGGGTCCGGTAGAGCGCCGCGCCCTCAGCGTGTTCGCGGTTTCCCGCAGGGATCCGAGCGAGGGGCTGATGAGCATCTCTGCCTCCGATGGCCCAGCCTATCACCGCGCGCAGCGGGTCTACCAGAAATAGAAGAAGCCCCCCGGCTGCTACACCGGGAGGCTCCCTGCCCTCTCACCGAAGGCGGACTACAGGACGTCGAGGAACGCCCAGAAGGCCTCGCCGGTGGCACCGTCATCCTCGAGCGCCATGCCGATCCGCCCCTCGGTCCCGTCGGCCGGGTTGGTGTCGACCTGCCCGCTGGTGTGGCTCGACAGCGCTTCCAGAGCGACGATGCCACCGTCGGCGCTGAGCGGCCGACAGGGACCCCAGCAGATGACCCAGCCGTAGTAGTTCTGGGCGACGGTGCCGACGGCGACCCCCTGGATCTCCCGGGGGCTGGCGACACCGGCGGCGTCGCAGGACTTGACGTTGTAGAGGCCGGCGCCGCTCGACATGGTGCTCCGCGCCAGCTGGCCGATGGTGAGGCCAGCGGCCGCGGTGGCCTTGACGAAGCGGACAATGACACCGGTCCCCTCGAAGCCAGATGCGTAGGAGGACAGCTCCTTGGTGAGCTTCTCCTTCGGGACCCAGCGGAGCTCGCCGAGGCGAGCGGCCTGCCCCGCCTGGGAGAAGGTGTCGGTGATGGCGCCGTCGAGGACGGGGATGGCGTTGAAGGGCATCGGAGTAGCTCCGCGAGGGAGAAGGACCAGAAGGGGGTGAACGGAGTCCGGGGGGATGGGGGGCCGAAGGCCCCCTTCATCAGCGGGCGGTGCCGGCCAGCGCCCAGTGGGACGGCAGGTTCTTGACCAGGAACTGGAGCCGCATCATGTAGCTGCAGGCCAGGACGTCCTGGTTGATGACCACCTTCTCGTAGTTGCTGAGCTTGGGCATCTCCGCGAAGGTGATCTCGATGTCGCTCAGGTTGTAGCCGTTGACCACCCCGTTGGCCGCATCCCCGGAGAACAGGGTGATGTCGATGTCGCGGGCCTCGTAGAAGGTGCAGCTGCCGATCTTCACCGAGTGGAAGTTGTCCCGCTCGGTGGCCTGGTCGATGCTGGTCACCCGCACCGGCTGGTAGCGCCACGCGTGGAGCTTGCCGAAGCTGGTGGGGTCCGCGAAGGCGATGTACGGCGCGTTGGCCTTGCCAGCGAAGCGGGAGGCCTCGCGGATGGTCTTGCCGAAGACCTCGTGGAAGTCGGTGTCGATCGTGGTGACCAAGCCGAAGTTGTTGTACCAGTTGTAGGTGGTGCTCCGGGTGATCCCCATGAAGGAGGCGGCGCCGGCGGACTGGAGCGCCGGGGTGCGGTACTCAAGCATCCCGTTCTCGACGCCGATGCGGAGGCCGCCGGTGAACTGCCCGTTCCCGCTGAGCAGTCCGGACAGGGCCGCGGTCGAGAAGACGTTGCCCTCGGACACGCCGGTGTGCCAGAAGGTCTCGATGTCCCGGTGCGTACCGGTGACCGTCGCCTCGGTGTAGACCTTCCACATCTCCTCGACGCGGGAGGGGCCGCTGTTCGTGATCAGGTCCTGGTTGGGGATGGCGATCACGACCATCATGTGGTGCAGCTCGGTCTGCCCCTTCCGCAGGATCTGGGTGCGACCGATCGGCGCGGCCTCGGTGCCGGCGTAGAGGCCGATACCGGTGGCGGGAGCCTGGCCGTGCTGGATGAACTCGATCGAGCTGCCACCTCCGTACTTGGTGGTGATGCCGCCCTTCTCGAAGACGTGCTGGAAGAACACCAGGTCGTTGACCATGGTGCTGACCACACCCTTGCGACGGTCGGCCTGGACCAGGTTCAGGGCGTCTGCGGTTGCGAGCTCGGGCATCTCAGGGCTCCTGGCCGCAGCGTGCGGCATGGCTGTTCACACAGAGATGCTACTCCGAGTAGATTTCCGGTGCAAGAGTTGCGCTCGCAATAGATCACATCTCGGTTACACTGTTGCTCACCCCGCAACGACCACCCCACGGGAGACTCGATGGAAGCCGAGCTCGGCATCTCCGCGGAAGGCGTCGTCGCCGATCGTAGTCACATCCACCCACTCGACGTCCTGGTCCGGCGCGCGCTGGATCCCGCGGACCCGATCTTCGGCAAACTGCACTCTCGCCCCCTGGTGGTAGGCCTCGACAGCCCTGAGATGCCGCCCCGCCACCCCCTGTCGTGCCTGTACGCTCCGGACGCTGAAGTCTACATCTTCGATCCGGACAGAGACGACCCGGACCACGAAGAGCAGACGGCCCACCTCGACTACACCCTGATCCTGGACGCGCTCAACCACCCCACCGCCTTCTTCCGCCTGAGCACCATCAACAAGCTGCAGAAGCGCGACCCGCTGGGGGACCAAGCCCCGGAGAACCTCGGGCTGGCCGACCCCACGCCCTGGCAGGAAGCGGTGGTGATGCGCACCCACGCGCTCAACGCCATCCGCGCGCTGCCCGCGGAAGAGCGCCTCGCTGCGGTGGAGGAGCTCGGGCTCGAGCCCTCCCGGCTGGACCAGTGGCACATCGTGGGCAAGTGCCGCCAAGCGATGATGTCGACTGTGCTGTCGCTCGCCATCATCCTGCGCGACGCGATGTACTTCCGCGGGCTGCAGTGCGTCATCGCCGCCAACAGCGACGCAGTCGCCACCGAGCTGTTCCGACGGATCCGCCTCGCCTACCGCCACCTGCCGAAGTGCCTCCGCGTGCCCCTCGACCAGTCGCAGAAGTCGGGGAGCGAGCGCCGCATGACCTTTCTCCACGGGGGCTTCATCAAGGTCATCAGCTTGGGGGGCCCGACGGCAGGTATCGGCCACGCCGTGGACCGCATCATCCTGAGTGAGTGGGGGGAGATCCTCGATCAGACCCGGGCGGCCGGCAACGTCTTCCCCGCATTCAACCAGCGTGGCAACGCCCAGGTATTCCTGGAGTCCACGTGGGGGGCCTTCGGCAGCGACCACCAGCAGAAGTGGTTCGCTGCCCTCGACAACCAGGGGCGGTTCCACCCCATCTTCGTCCCCTGGTGGCGGCTGGAGCCTCTTCAGGCGGACGTCCCCCCCGACTTCAAGCGGACGGAGGAGGAGGAGCGGCTTGCAGAGATCATCTACCGCTACTCCCAGTCCGCGGGACTCAGTGAGGAAGCCAGCAGGATCAGCGACGGGCACCTGATGTTCCGCCGGCTGGAGACGGTGTCGACCTTCCGCGGCAGCTACCCGAAGTTCGACAGCAAGTACCCCCCCAGCCCCTACCACGGGTGGCTCGGTGGGGGGAACACCCTCATGCCGGCCGACGCTATCGCCGACATGCTCGCCGAGGCCGACCAGCGCCCAGCGCTTCGGGAGGGCCCTTACGGAGCGGAGATCTTCGACGAGCCGTCGGTCGACGAGATGTACGTCCTCATCGCCGACACCGCCGGCTATTCAAAGCGGGGCAGCGGCGACCCTTCCGCCCTGGTGGTGCTCCGCGCTCGGGACGGTCACGAGGTGGCAGCGTGGCGCGGCCAGGTGCTGCCGGAGCAGATGGCGGACATCATCGTCGCGGTGCAGAAGCTCTACTCCCCCTCCGCAGAGTTCCCCTGCGCCATCGCCTTGGAGCGGGCCGGCGGCACCATCTCCGTCCTGCGCGACCGCAACGTACACCCGATCTGGTACGACACCGACGGGCTGCCGGGGTGGAAGGCGACGCAGTCGAGCATCGAACAGGGCACCGCCCGACTCGCGGAAGGCCTCCGCAGCCGGAGGCACAAGCTGCGGAGCCGCAGCGGCTTGCTCGAGCTGGCGCAGTACAACGGCGACTGGAAGCCGCGACAGAAGCGCGCGGACAACACCGGCGCGCGCCACCACTTCGACCAAGCGAGATGCTACGTCATCGCCGCCGACATCTTCGTCACCACCGTGTTCCGCCTGCCCCGCAAGGACACGGAGGAGGAGGCGGCGCTGCGACAGGAGCTCGTCAGCGCCTCCGCCATCATCAGCGCCCTGCGCAGTCGCGCTGCGGCTGAGATGGACCAGGAGCTCGCCCCCCTCTTCGCCGGCGGGGCGCAAGGCATCACTGCGGCGAAGATGCTGGAGGCCCTCGCCCAGCAGGAAGCGAATCGTGTAGGAGCCACGCCGGAAGGCGTGCGCAGCTTGTACGATCCTGACGCGATAGCCTGGGGCATCACTGGCGACGCATAGGAGCCACGGACATGAACAGCAGCAGCAAGGCCGCCCTGAGCCGGCTCATCGACGCCCACGTCGCGCGGTACCGCAACGTCGACCTGCCCAACATCAACCGGGCGCAGGCTGCGTGGATGGGCGACTTCGGCGCGGACTACCTCCGGCGGAACCCGGGGGAGGCGGGCAGGCGTAGGGCGCGGCTGCTGACCACGGTCAACGTGATCTACGCCGTCATCGACTCCGCGCGCTCCAACCTGTCCGGCCCCGTGTCGGCCACGTTCAACGGCCGCTTCTCCCCGCTCGATGGCGACGAGCAGGCGGGGCTCGACGCGCTGATCAACTGGACGTTCGACATCAGCCGCCTCGACGAGCGCATCAACACCGCAATCCTACACTCGCAGATCTGCAAGCAGGCGTGGTTCGTCACCGAGCTGGACATGGAGCTTGGGCTGCCGGTGACGACCACGGCGCGCCCAGGGTCGGTCCACTTCGACCCCACTGCGACCTACTTCGACGAGAGCGCCTACTTCCTCTACCTCACCCCGATCCCGGAGGGGCTGTTCTGGGAGCGCGTCCGCAGCGGCTACTACCGCATGACCGAAGACCAGATGCGGGCGTTCAGCTCGGACATCTACTGGCCCGACTGGCTGACCGATGCCACCACCTGGTCCCAGAACCGCGACCTGTTCAACTCGCGCCGGTGGGTGTGGATCTGGCAGTTCTGGGACTGCCACACGGGCGACGTGGTCCACTACCACCAGCGCGGGCTGGGAGGCGGCGTGGTGCTCCGCAGCGGTGGGTTCGATGAGCTGCCCCTCACGAGGCTGGCGTTCGACGAGACCGGGCGCGACATGTTCGGGCACAGCGACGTGCACCTGCTGCTCGACAAGCAGGACAGCATCAACGACCTGACCACCCTGCAGCAGGAGATCGCCTACCGCCTGGTTCCGAAGATGCTCTACGACTCCTCGCGAGTGAAGCTCGAGACCCTGCTGAAGGCAGCGCGCGCTCCGGTAGGAGCGTTCGTCCCAGCCAACGTCGAGGGAGGTCAGGTGGGGGCGGCGAAGGACTGGAACCTGGCCAACGCCTTCATGCCCTTGCCCCTGCCAGACGAAGCCCCCGCCATCACCGGCTTCATCAACTTCATGCGGGAGAGCTGCTCCTTCGAGACGTCGCTCATGGACAGCAAGCGGGGGCAGTCCACGGGGGCGCGCACCGCGACCGAGCTGGCGGTCATGCAGGCCGACGCCCGAGACCGGATCAGCTCTCGGCGTCGCCCCATCGACAACGCCGTGGCCGAGCTGGCCGCGAAGCACCATCGGATGATCCGCAGCTCACCCCGCCCTCGGCTCCCACGGGACGCGTTCCTCCAGGACATGCGCCTGGGCTACGCGTCGAAGGCGCTCTTCGCCAAGGCACCAGCGCGGTACAAGATCGACGTCTACCCCCGGCAGCAGGTCAATCCCCAGGTGGTGATGGAGCGCATGATCGCCCTGACCCCCCTGCTGCAGGGTACCCCGCGGTTCGACGCGGATAGCATGGTCGACTGGATCCTGCGGATGATGGGCGCCCCCGCGAACGTCCTGCTCACGAAGAAGGAGTTCGAGGAGAAGCTGAAGGCCCAGGCCGACGCCATGGCCGCAGCCCAAGGTGGGGCGGCCGGAGCGGGCATGGCCGCAGGACTGGAAGCCGGAGCGCAGGGCGAAGCCGCCCCTCCCCCTGGGCTCGACCTGGGCGCCGCCGCGGCGCCTGGCAACGTCGCAGCGGGTGCGCCCCCCAGCGTCGGCGCGGTGCCCCCGGGGCCTGGGCCCATCGGAGAGCCCAAGGTCCCGGTCACGCAGTAGCCGCACCAGCGCGGCTACTCGCGGGAGAACCACTCCTTGGGAGCGACCTGCCCCGCCAGGGCGCTCCCCCGCTCCCGCCAGCCGGGCCTCGCCCCCTCCACCTTCGCAGGGGTGACGTCCCCGAGCACCCCAGGGCCCTTCGGCTTCGCCCTCGGAGCAGAGGCGGGCGCAGGCGCAGGCGCAGCTGCGGGGGCGGGAGCAGGAGCAGCTGCGGGCGCAGGCTCCGCCGGCTCGACCCCTCGCAGCACCGCGTTCAGCACCCGGCGGCGGAGTGCGTACTCCTTCATCTCCGGGTGGCGCTGCCTCATGGTGTCGTAGAGGTCGCCGTAGAGCTCGCGAAGCTCCGGATCGTTCACCACCTGGGGCGACGCCTCCTCCACCCACTCACGCAGCTCCGCCGCCGCGCGGGCCTCGAACGACTCGATGGCCTCTCGCAGAGGAGCCGCCACCTCGGTGTCGATGACGCCGCGGACCTCGGCCATGAGCGCCTTCTTCGTCTCATGGCCGTCGGCGTTCAGCAAGGCGTCCAGTCGCTCAATCCTGCCGTCGATGGAGGCCCCGAGCTCCTCCAACCCCTGCCGCGCCGTGGCAATGTCGCCCCACTCCCGCATCGTCGCGAGCATCGCCTCTCGATGCTCCTCCGGCACGGCGGCCACCGCGGAGTCGAACCACACGGCGGCACCCAGCTCCCCGTAGCTGCCCCGCTCGTCGTCAGCGATGCGGTACGGCTCGGGCGGCGGCTCCGGCTCGGGCGTGGGCTCGGCCACAGGCTCGGGCTCGGCCGGCTCGACCGGCGCAGCCGGCTCGACCACGGGCGCAGCCGGCTCGACCACGGGCTCGGCCGGCTCGACCGGCGCAGCCGGCGCAGCCGGCGCGGCCGGCGCAGCCGGCGCGGCCGGAGTGATGCCGGAGGGCGCGAAGCCCTCCAGCGGCATGCCGACGCGGTCGCTCATGCCTTCTCCCACTCATCCGGACCGAAGGCCGCGCCGGTGCGAGCGGGCCCTGCCCCCATCCCCGGGGGACCTGCGGCGAAGGCGTCCATCGGCGGCTCCTCGGCAGGTGGCTCCTCGGCAGGCGGTGGCTCCTCCCCCTCGGAGTCACCCGCGGGCTTGCCCCCACCCTTGGCGGCATCGCGGAGATCCGCCAGCAGAACCGGGTCGTCCATGAGCGCGGAGACCAGCGCGGTCCCCTCCATCCCCTTCGTGCCGGGGAAGTCCTTGGCGGCGGCGACGAGCTTCTTCGCCTCCTCGATGTCCATGCCCAGGTCGGTCGCCAAGCGATTCGCCGTGTCGTCGTCGCTGCCAGCGGGAGCGCCACCTTCCTCGGAGGGCTCGCCCTCCGCCTCGGCGCCCCCCTCCTCCGCCTTGTCCAGCGCCGCGTCGAGACTCGAGGCCATGTCCATGATCTTGGCCGCGTTCTTGGTGGTCTTCTCCCAGGGGGTGCCCTCGGTGTCCTCGAGCTCCTTCTTCATGTCCATCGCTCACCTCGTGTTGCTGGTTCACGCGCAGCGCGGCGCGTCTTCTCGTTCAGACTACCCCGCCCTCTCCGACGGCGCAGCCTTCGCAGACGCCGCCGCCTGCTTGAGCAGCGCACTGCGGTCCGACGCGGCGCCGGCGGCGACTCCGATCCCTGGGGTGGACGTCAGCGCCCTCCCCTCCCGCACTGCACGCCCTGGGGTGTTCGGATCAGGCGCGGCGCGGAAGGCAGGCACAGCCGCTCTCGCCGCCTCCGCTGCCAAGTCCGGGTCTTCGTTGCGTCGCTCGGCTTCCTGCCGAGCCTGCGCCTCCTGCAGCTTCGTCTGCCTGTCGCGCTCCGCCATGTCTCGGGGGGTCACCCCCGCCTTCTGGCGATGGAGCCAGCCCCGATGCTCTGCCTCCTCCCCCCGCTGGTTCCACTCTGCCCGCGACATCTCCGTGATGGCCAGGGTCTTCTTGCCTCCGGTCTCCTCCTCGTGGAGCTTCGTCGCGTAGTCGAGCTCGCGGCGAGAGTGCGCGACCGTGCCGTCCGGTAGCTCCAGGGGGCGGAAGATGGAGAAGTGCCCATCCGCGCTGAGCTGCTGCAGCTCCCCCCCGCAGTTCGCGCAGACGTAGTTCTCCAACGTCTGCTCCATCTCGTCGCTCCACACGTCCGGGATCGCCACCTCGAACTTGGTCGGGCACGCGGCGTTGCCGCAGCCGACGTCCCATAGCGTCGCCATCACTACCCCCCTTCGCCGCTCGGCCGGCGCATGCGTGCGCGGAGCGCGGCGCGGATCTCCCCGTCCTTCGCTCCGACTGCGACTTCGATCTCACTGCCCCCCGCAGCTTCCGCAGCGGCAGCCATCGCCGCCTCGTTGAACTCCGCGTGGGTTCCGAGCTTCAGCAGCATCTCCGCCGCGGCGATCTGCTCGGTGGCGGATACCGGGGGCCGTGCCACGACTGGCCTGCCACGTCGGCGCTTCCCGTCGTCGTCGCCGTCAGCGGCGAGCTCCGCCGCCAGTCGAGTGGACTCGTCCAGGTCGATGTCGATGATGCGCGTGAGCATCGGCACGACCTTCTCCGTGGCCGCAACCGCCCTGGCCCGGGTCTTCGCCCGAGACACCATCTCCAGCTTCCGCTCGATCTGCAGCCACTGGGGGTGTTCGGTGTAGAGCTGCCAGGCGAGCTCCTCGTCGATACCCATGATCGCAGCGGCGTCGGCCACCGAGATGGCGAAGCTCCGCGCCAGCATGACGTCATAGAGCGCCTCGCTCAGCTCGCTGCGGCGCTGGAGAGCGACCACTCTCGGGTCGGCGTCTTCGCTGTCCCTGGCTACCACGAGCGCTTCCGCCCGCAGCGGGCCGTTGACGGGGCGCGGCTTCGCCTCGGCTGCGCTGGCTGCGCCGGCTGCGCTGGCTGCGTCAGCAGCGTCGCCCCACGCGTCCTCCCCCCACTCCGACAGATCGTCAGTTCGGGACATGAAGCACCAGCTGCGGGGCCGCTCCCGCACCTCCTGCGCCGAAGCCTGGCTTGACGCTGGCAGCATCGTGGGGGAAGGCGGGCAGCACGTCGACCACTCCGTCGAACCGATGGTCGGAGGGCAGGCGCACCGCCCTGGGCTCCAGCTGGCCAGGGTCCCGGTCGGCGTGGGGCCACCAGAAGCACTGGAAGGCCATCCCAGTGCTCTTGTCCGTTCGCAGGAAGCGACGCCAGCCCCGGTAGACGTAGGAGGCCACCGCGGCCGCATCCGCCTCGATGCAGCGGTCACCGTCGGGGAGGAACATCCGAGTCGGAGCCCGGGGTGTCGTGGGAGTGGGAGCAGCCGCCGAGGGCTCGGAGATCACCAAGCCCGCAGCCGACGCCGCCGCAGGCGCAGCTGCAGGCGCAGCTGCAGGCGCAGCCGCAGGCGCAGCTGCAGGCCTTGGCTCGAACCCCACCGGAGTGGCAGGCGGCGGCGCCGCGACAGCCTCCGCCGGCGAGACCCCATCGTACAGCGCCCACAGGACGGCCTCCTCGAAGGTGACCTCCCGGCGAGTGCGCTGGGCGAAGGCACTGGAGTTGAGCCGCTGTCGCAGCTCTTCCACCCGGTCCGCCAGATCACCCGGCAGGACCAGCGAGACCCGGCGCTCTGTAGGCGCAGGCGGGGGCGCTGCGGCTGCGACTGCGACTGCGACTGCGGCTGCGGCTGCGGCTGCGGCTGCGGGAGCCGGCGCAGCCGGAGCTACCTGCGAAGCTGTAGAGCGGCGGAACAGGCCCATGGGCTGGCTACTGCTGCTGGGGGTGGGTGTGCTGGATCCGCCTCCGCAGGGCAGCGCTCAGCGCATTGGGGTCGGCTTCGTCGAACTCCTCGCCGAGTGCGGCGAGGACGCGCTTCACGCGGTCCGAGCCATCGAGATCCACGTGCTCGGAGGAGTCTGCGGGCGCGGGCTCAGCCAGACGGGCGAAGCCCTGCAGCGGAGCTCCGCGAGGCGCCCCCACGCTCTCCTGGCGGGGAGCGGCTCCCCCCAGCGCCTTCGCGCGAAGCGCTGCTGCAGCAGGGGAGAGGTTGGGGTGGCTCGGGGCTGCCTGCACCACGGTCGGCGCCTGGCCGGCTCCGATGCGGCTCTCCAGAGCATCGCGCTGGCGCAGCACTTCCCCCACCTCGATGATCGTGGTGACCAGCTCGGGGGTCAGCATCGAAGCGGGGAGCAGCGACGTCATGACCTCGAGGTCGATGAGGAGCCACACCCTGCCGATGTACATCTCGGGGCTGTCGCTGGCGATGTCGGCCAGCGACGGCTCGTTGGTGAGAATGGCCTCCATCACCTGCAGCGCGCTCGAGACGACGTTGGTGTCGCCGGCGGCGTGACCCGCCGCCGCGATGTCGTTGTTGGAGACGAGCAGACTGTAGATCGCCACGGTGAGCAGCGGGTGGGGCAGGCTGCTCGTGAGAAGGTCCGCGTAGACCTGCTGGTGGTCCATCAGAAAGGCGGCGGCCTGGGGGGGAGGCCCACCGCGCGGCGCGGGGGCAGAGGGGTTGGTCACGATCGGAGTGGGCACGGAGCAGCTCCTTCTTGCGTGGAGAGGGTAGCGCAGTGTTGCTCAAGACGCAACGGCGGGGGGCCGCCGAGGGTCAGAAGTCGATGTCGAAGGCGAACTCGGTCGCCCTCTCGGGCAGGGGCTCGGGCGCAGCCGCAGCAGCGCGCACCTTGCGCAGCCGGCGGCCAGCCGCTTCGCGCGCCTCGTCCGACATCTGGCGGCTGAAGCCAAGCGAGCCGACATCGGAGGCCTTCACCTTGATCCAGGCCCCGCTGTTCGGGTCGTGGCGGGCTTCGACCACGATGTCTGGGCGCTCAGCCAGCCGCTTCGCGTCCTTGGCGATGAGCAGGCAGCTGCCGTAGAGCGTGTAGGTGTCGTCGCCGTAGCAGTGCGTGATGCTGTACTCGCCGGAGTCGGTGTCCCGCGGCGGGCGGGTCCGACCAGACCAGTAGTCGGCGACCTGCTGCAGGGTGGCGACCTTCTCATCGCTGTTCATGACGCGTCCCCCACGATGGCGAGCACTTCACGAGCCCACTCGCGGTCGCTTTCGCGCTCGGACTCGCTGAGCTCCGCGTACGGCGTAGCGATCTGCCGGCGCCAGCGAACCAGGGCGTCGAGCGCGTTCGCCTCCGGCGTACCCGGTTCCGGGACATCAGCGTCATCGGCCAAGCACAGCAGCGGTGCCAGGACGCACAGCATGTAGTTCGTCCAGTGGGCCCACTGCCGGTGCTCCAGCGCAGCCAGCTCCTCCAGCAGCGCCTCATGGCTCATGGCATACCCGCGCGTAGTAGTAGCGCACCAGGGCGCCAGGGAAGCAGATGAAGAAGCGCAGGCGCTGGTCCCGCTGCGACATGAGGCGCCAGCTGTCGATGATGAACCTCATGGCTTCACCTTGCCGAGCTTCTCGAGCTGGGCCTTGTCGCTGTCGCCAAGCTCGCCGCGACGGTAGCTGGTGAAGCCTGGGCGGCCAGACCGCGGGTCAGGACCAAGCCCAAGAGTACAATCCGCCATCTCTCGGTACCAACGGGCCTTCCGCAGGTCTTCGAACGCGTCACCTTTGAGACCAGCGCGCATGCGGTACTTGATCTCGTTGCCCTCGCAGAAGGCGATGAAGCCGGCATCACCGAGACGGTCCCGGATGATGTCGATCACCTCGCGGCCGCCGGCGTAGTGAGCCGGAGCTGCGTCGAACCCGGTAGGATCGCTCATGCCTCACCTCCTTCAGCAGTCACGCGGCCGCACACGACGTTGCCCCACGGGGTCAGCGCGAAGCGGATCCGCGCCAGCACGTCCGCACGCAGCCGATACAAGCCCATCCACATGTGCCAGTCGTCGCCCTCGACGATGAGCTCGGCGCTGCGGTCGCTGACGCAGCCGACGGCGCCGTCGATGCAGCCGACGTGCACCGACCAGACACCGTCAGGAGCGTGGAAGTTCCAGGCGGTGCCATCCGCAGTGAGGCCATGACCGAGCACCGGCGCGTAGCCGCCAAGGTCGAGCACAGTGAACTTGTCGATCGGCAGGCCGCAGCCCCGCTGGCAGGTCGACACGGACACCACCGACGAGGCCGACGCGAGGATGAAGCAGTCGACGCCAGCCACCTCGGGGTGCTGTAAGGAGCGGAGCTCGCCGTAGCGGCGGATGCACTGCGCGGGGATCCGGTTGCCGCACTCGCAGCAGACCTCGATAGCGCCGTCTTCGCCCCTGGGCGGGTTGATGATCAGCATGCCCATACGCGCGAGGCTCTTGGGGTCTGGGGTCGCGTACTTGAAGCTCATCGTGCACCGCGCTTGCAGCTCTCGTCGTGGTCATCGGCAGCGCAGCCACAGGCCTGGCAGAGCTCCTCGGCATCAGCATGCGGCCGCAGCCTCGCCGGCAGCTCGGGCATCTGCTCTGCGCGCACGGCGAAGCCGCGCTTCTCCAAGGCCACCGCGCGCTCGAGCGCGGCCAGCGCCGTCATCGGGCCCTGGTGCATCTCGGTGGCGAACAGCCGCGCTGCGACGCCATCCTTGCCCTTGTACCAGAGCATCACGTCGGCCGGCATCGGCGCCTCGGCAGCCACCCGACGGATGGCCTCACGGACGGCCTCGACCCGAGACGGTGAGCCGAAGCGCCCGACGAGCGCGTCGAGTGCAGCCACGTCCGACTCCTCGGTCAGACGCAGCGACATCATTTCCAGGACTTCAGCGGCCATTGCTGTGCTGCCTCCATGTGCCAGCTCATGATAGCGAGAGCCATCATAGGCAGTCAAGCCAGGCGCGCCTCGTGGATCTGCTTCGCCAGCTCACGGGCCATGGCCTCGAGGGCGATGCGCCCGGAGGCCAGCCGCCGGACCGGGCACGAGATGGTGATCCCGTGGGCGTGCTGCCGCGGGCCTCGGGCAAGCATGAACACGGCCTGCGTGGAGGTGTTGGCGTCATCGAGCGCGATCGGCGCGTGTGCCGGGTCGGTCAGCAGCCGGCGAGCGGTTGCGAGCGGCGGGTCGGTCTGCCAGTCGCCCGTGATGGCGGTCGGCTCGTAGCCGCGGTAGCGCTGGTGCTTCTCGCAGGAGCTGCAGCCTGCGAAGCCACGACCATCGCGCCAACCCGGCAACGGCCGCTCGATGCCGACGCTCTGCGCCCACACCAGCCGCGGGTGCGAGTCGCTCCGCTGCGCGACGATGCCATCAGCGACAGCTTCGTCGGCAGCTGCCCAGCGAGAGCCTCCGGCGGCGAGCTCGGCACGATGCGGCTGCCCCTCGAGCTCGGAGTAGAACTGCTCGAGCTCGGCCAGGGTGCGCAGGCAGAAGAAGTCGCCGATCGCGTCGCGGTGACGAACGATGTAGGCGTGGTCGCCGTTGGCGAAGACGACAGCGTGTGGCAGCACCATCGGGAGCTGCGGCCCAGGGCGCAGCGACGGTTGCAGCGCCGCTTCATCGGTCTTCATGGCAGCCTCCCGGTGAGCCAGAGCTCGTGCATGCTGTTGTTGAAGTCGGCGATCACACGCCGCTGGTACTCCTCGACGAGGTCCATGAGGCTCTGCAACGACACGGGGAGCGGCGTGAATGCGCAGGTCTTGTTCGCAGCAGCGTCATCGCCATCGCGTGCACCGCCCGGTAGCTGTCGCGGGCCGACCAGCCGAGCAGCGCACGCAGCCGCGGTTCCGAGCGCGAGGTTGTGCAGGAAGTCGCGCCGGTTCACGGGGACTCCGCCGCGTTGCTGGGCAGAGCGAGCGGGCAGCACAGGTGCCACCAGGTGTCGTCGCCGCAGGTCATGACGAGCTTGTTGCCGTGGTCGTAGTCACCGATGCACCACATCGCCAGCGTGATGCGCGACTTCGCCGCCCTGCGCCGGTACAGCCGGTGGATCTCCGAGACGCGCATCCGCTTGGGGGCGTAGCCCAGACGACGGAGGAACCGCGACATCTCCCCAAGGGAGGCGCCGGGCAACCTCTGGTCGGCGACGGTGCAGTCCATCTTGCGCTCCATGGCGCCGGCCGTGATGCGCGGCACATCCGTGGTCGGCACGAGGAAGGTCTCGGCGTAGCGCCAGCGGCGGATCACGAACTCGCGGAACTCGAGCGGGTTCTCCGGAGCGTGAGCCGGCGCCGCCTGCGCGATGTCCATCTCGACGATGCGCTGCGGCGGTGGCAGGGGGAAGCGGCGAACGACCACGCCCCCCTCGGCCAGGCGCTGCTGGGTGTAGTGCGCCGGGACGATCATACAGAGGATAGGGTCCCGCACGAGGGGGCCCCGAAGGCGGCGGAGGGAGCGGAGAGTGTAGCGGTCCATGGCTGGCACCTGGAGTGTGGGTGAGGAGTAGCATGCTGGTTGCGTGGCGCGCAACGAATAAATGGTGGGAGGGGCGGGAGGTGCTGCGGATTTTTGGGGCACCACGCGTAGCGGTCACGTCCCGCGCGGGCGGAATGCCCCCTCCCCCTCAGCTACGACCACGGCGGCACCGGCATCCTGGCCGACCCCCCCTCCGTCGGCCGCCTGGCGGAACCCCCCGCCGCGATCGAGCTGCCGAGCTGCCCCCCTGCCGGGCTGCCAGGCTGCCTCGCGCGCGTTCCTTCTCCTTTCGGGGTAGGGTTGCGCGTACCGCCTTGCCAGCGCCATAGCGCGGTAGTACATTCCTGCCGTGGCCACGGATCTCCCCTGGCCCCGCACCCCGTAGGATGACCCGATGTCCCGCAAGACCAGCACCACCGCCGCTTCCGCCCCCTCCGCCCCCGTCGTCGTCGACGTGGCGCCGGCCCCTGCCGACACCGACACCAACACCGACGCCGTCTCCCTCCTGGCGACGATCGCCGACCGCGACGCCACGATCGCCGCCCTCCTGGCGACGATCGCCGATCGTGACGACACGATCGCCAACCTCCGGGCCACCCTGGACACCGTGGCCCCCTCCGCCGATCCCGCCGATCCCGCCGTCGCCAGCATGATCGGCCGCTACCGCGTCGGCGCCAAGCTGGGGAAGGACGAGGCCCGCTCCGCGCTCCCCGCCGATCCTGCGTTCCTGGTCTACCTCCCCGATGAAGGCAAGAGCGCGATCGCCTACTTCGATGGTTCCACGGTCGGCGCGGAGCGTACCGCCGTCAAGGCCGCAATCCTCCGCCTGATCACCGCGGCGCCCAGCTACCAGGAAGCTCAGGAGGCGATCACCCACGCGATCGCGGCCGCCGTCGCCGTCAACGGCAGCAACCGCTCCCACGGGGAGGCGCTGTCCGCGATGGACAGTCACCTCCGCGGTCGGAACGCTTCGATCCCTGTCCCGGGCGCGCGGCGCAAGGCGGCCTCCCGCAAGGTCGGCGGTTGGTAGCCCGCTGCCCTCTGTGCAGGACCAGGGGACTCCCTGGTCCTCCTCAGAGGGCGGACGGCTAACCCCCGCTCGGCCCCCTTCGGTCTTTTTCAGCCCCTACCCGTACAGACAGGCGCCTCCTCCGCGGCATAGCGGACGGTGTCCCCTGTCTGGTGATCTGATCCGCCCCCCACCCGCAGCAAGGGCTTCGGCCCCTATGTCGGCGCACGGGAGGAGGAAGGCAGTAACGCCACGGCAAGCGACGACGCGTCACTTTCCGCCCCGTGCGCGACTACCCGGTAAGCCCTCCCTCCGTCCTCTGTAGCTGTCGCCCGGGACACCAGTGGGGATCCGGGTCTCGACGTGCGCGCCCTATGGCATCACCCAAGGGTCCACTCGGCCGCTCGATAGCGGGATCCGTCGCCCCGGAGGTAGCCCCCGAGGGTCGGCGACAGGTAGTCGGCTTGCGCCCTTTGACACCCCCCACGACCCCCCCTCCCTCAGCGACGGCGGTAGCAGCTACCCCGCGCCATGGGCGCCCCCTTCACAAGCGTAGGCGGCCCCCATGGTGGCAGTAGCCCGCGGCCCCGGCGCTCCCGGTGAAAGGAACCAGAGGGCAGGAAGCGGGATCGTGGCGCGGGTAGCAAAGGATCGGCGGTGGGTAGCGCGTCTCGACGGATAGACGCCAATACCGCCTCACATACAGTAGGGTGAAGCGACGAAACGGCGTAGCGTACCGGGTAGGATACCGGCGGCGGTCGTTTGAACGGTATTCACACACATAAACAGATAGCGCGTCGCCATTGACAACGGCGATCGGTCGCTATCGTCGGCTATCCCGAAGCCGACAGTGTAGGTGGGCCCCGCAACGGCGCACCCACGAGGGAACAATGGGCCATGATCCGGAAACGATACGGGGAGCCCATTGGTCGATATTGCAGCTTCGAACCAGAGCCCTAGCGGGCGATGACAGGGGCCGCGGGGATAACCCACGGTCAAGCTGGTATCGGCGCCCTCGCGCCGTTGCTGGGCTCGCCAAACCCGAATGGGCCAGGGCAGCTAAGCTGCCCTGGCCCTATGCTTATGTCTTTGCTTTCGGCTCCGACTACGCGCCAGCCCATCGAAGGGGTGTGCCCGCGCGTAGGGTCAACAGATAGAGCGAAAGTGCAACCAGGAGGGGTGCGTAATGGTAATCGAAGCGACGCCGGCGCAGCTTCGCGCCGTGCTGCTCTCTGCGTGTGACCTGCTCGCGCAGGGGGCGGCGGAGTGTAGGGCCCAAGTCAGGGATCCCGAAGGGGCCGCTCTGCGCTTGGCGCATGCGAGGAAGGACCGCGCGCCGCACTTGGCGCGGGCGGCGCAGGACGTGCAGGACAACGAGGCATGGGCGGAGCGCGCGCGCCTGGCAGGGGAGGCGGCGGGCGAGCTTCGCTCGTGGGCGGGGGTTGCCCGCGCCATGCCGAAGGGGGATGACGTAGTGACCCTGACTATCGCGCTACCGCAGGGGCACGTCGGTACGCTCATGGATGCGGCTCTGCGTACCATGTGCGAGCGGAAGCGCATCGTAGTCCGCAGCGGCGCAACCTCTACGACGACGCCAGCGCGCGTGTCTTCGTGGGAGGGGGCGACTGTCGATCCCCAGGTCCGCATGCGTGTGTCACCTTGGGGGTCTGCTCTGGCGGCGGGCCGTAGTGAGGCCGCGTGGCAGGACTACAGCGAGATCCGCCACAAGCTGTCCCGGTAACGCTTACTCCCGCGCATACAATGTGCATCACGGTAAGCGTATATGCACTATATTGCATATTGCCTTACCCCCCGCATATTCAGCTACTTACGGCGCAGCCCTGCCCCAGTGTTGCGCCACCTCCCCCTCTCGGCTTCGGCTTACCCCGCCGGGGGCTACAACCACGGCAGCGCGGCCCACGAAGGGCCGCGCCAACCGCCGCAGCAGCAGCAATCAGTAATCTTATAACTATACTTAGTTATACTTCTAAATACTGGTTGCACTTCGGAGCCATCCGGCGAGCCGTAAGCGAACAAACCCCCCGAGGAGGTCCCCTCTTTTTTCCGCTCGCCACAAAAATCCTCCATTGGTGTGCACTCGGTATAAAACAACGGATCCGCGAACAGGATTCCAAGCACTTACAGTGTCTCACGCGAAAATGAAACACGTGAAACACTGTACCAGGTGCCCGCAGCAGTGCACGACCGTACGCGAACACCCCCACCACCAAGAGGTGCGCCATGTGTGATTGACCTTCCCGCGTGACGCCGGCCACGCGCCAAGAACACCCGGCTTTGGGGGCCCGCCCGCCCATCGGGGGAGCGGACGCGCTGCCGCCTGCCTGCTGTCGCAGGGGTGCCAAGGTCTCCGAGAATGCTTCCCCTCCCCCGAGAGGTGCAGTCATGTGACTGCAAGGCACGAGCGCAGCACGAGGCCAGCCAGCATGTCTCGTGTGCCGAAGCGCTCACCTGCGACTGGCAACGCAGGTGGGTGGCCTGGGAGCGCGGGAAGCGGGATGGTCCGCTGCCCCTGCGCGATGGTCACACGTCGGCCCCAGCGAGCCGACAACAGGAGCCGATGATGTACTTCGAGCCCGGTCTGTCTCTGCGCGCACGCGTTGCGCTCCGCTTCATCTTCCTGCGGCGCTGCGCCGAGGAGCCCGCCCCCGAGCCCACCCCGGAGCCCGCGCCGGAGCCCAGCTACTGCGAGCCTACCCGCGGTGCTCCTGTGCCCGGCACTGGCCGGCGCAGCAAGCGCCGCTCGCGCTGGCCCCGGGAGGTCCCGCCGGCGCAGCTCGACGAGGTCAACCTGACGTGGGCCGAGCTGCGTGAGGAGTGCCGCTGGGATGAATGGGAGGACGCGCAGTACCCGACGCGGCCTTTCGATGTGATCGGCGCCGCCCCCGGCTTCGGCTCCCTGAGCCTGGCCCTCGGTGCCGCAGCTGTCCGCGCCCGTGCGGAGGAGCGCGTGCGCCTGGGCTACGGCCCGGTGACGGTGCCCGCGGGGCCACGCGCTGTCGAGCCGGTGGCGTGCGTCGCTGTCGGCATGAACCGGGACCGCTCCGAGCTGCGAGTCGAGCCCGCGCTCGTCCAGCTCCGGGCCGCCGTGCCCCGCATCGAGGCCGCGTGCGCCTCGCGGGGGGAACACGAGCTGGCCCGCCTGGTGCGGGAGCAGGCTGCTGACGACGCCGAGACGATGCGCGGGGCGCGCCGGCGTGAGGCCCGGCAGCTTCGGCGCGAGGCCGAGGGCCCGGTCAGCTGGCGTGACCCCGGCGACCTCGCCGCCTACATCAGCGACGGGCGCAGCGGCGACCCGCTGTCTGGCCCTCGGCGCTTCTCCGAGCGGGAGCTGCGCTGGCACAGCCAGTGCGTGGCGTGGGACAACGAGGGCTGAGCCATGTGGTATCCTGGCATGATCCCATTCGCAGAGGGGCCCGAGGGGTACCTCGCCATCGCCGAAGCCGCTTTCGCGCGGCTGGCTCGGCCTGACCCCGACGGCATCGACGAGGCCTCCTCCTGGTGGGAGGTCGACGACGACGGCTGCACGCATCTCTACGCGGGGGCGCACGGCAACATCGAAGACCCGTGCCTGCTCGGCGAAGGCCAGACCCTGGCCGTGTTCGAAGCCCACATCCTCGCCGAGATGCTCGGCGACCTGACCCTCATCCACCTCCTGGAGAAGCCATGACCACACGTCGTGTCCCCGGTCGCCCCTGCGGCCAAGTTCCCGGTGAGCCCACCGGCTACGTCTACCCCGGGCTCGGGGAGCTGCGCGCCGAGCGCATCGCCCATGGGCAGTGGCGGCTCATCGCCATGAGCGGCTTCACCTCGTGGCGCCCCATCGTGGGCGACGCGGGGGAGGTCATGATCTTCGACAGCCTCGAAGCAGCAGTCGCCGAGGCGAAGACCTTCCACGACGAGTGACCATACGGGGGCGGCCGGCAGGTGGCGCCGGCGCCGAGTGCATCCTCGTTGTTGGGGGTCGCCTGCTGCGGCTACCCCATACGCCCCGGGGCGGGGCACGGCGCGTCTGGCCGGTGTGCAGGTGCACATGCACACCGTGAGCTGAGCGCGCCAGCGCCTGAGCCCAGCCGTGGCCCCCCAGATCCGAGGTTGCGATACTCGACGGGCGGTTCGAAGCCGCTCGCCTCCACCACTTGATGCCATAACTCGACCGCAGGCAACTGAGGCTAAAGCCACGGGTAATGCAGGTGCGAAGCCGAGCGTGCGGCAATGACGCCGCGCGTGGGGCAATGGCGTGGGCCTGCAACCAACACACGTTGGTCCAAGTGGACTGCCGACTGACCACGAGAGATGCGGGAGATGCAAATGAACCAGATGTACGACGCGCTGAAGAGCGCAGGGTTCCTCGCCACCGACGGCGCGGCCGCCCGCGCGCGTACCCAGCGCCGGAAGCGCCTGCAGCAGCGGGCCTTCGAGCAGCAGAAGCTCGCCGCCGGGCTGCGCCAGGCCGCCGAGCGCTGTCCCGAGCGGGCGGATGGCTTCCGTCGCAGCGCCCACGAGGCCGAGGCCCTGCGCCTCGACCTGCTGCGCGACGCCGCCGAGATGCGGTGATGCTGCGCCTCATCCTCATCGAGGCGGCGCTCAGCCTGGGGCTGGCCCTGCCCATCGGAACCGCACTCGGCGGCCTCCTCTTCTTCGTCACCACCACCTTCCCGTAGGTTTTCCCATGCGCCTCATCCTCTTCGCCCTCCTCGGTGCCGCCGCCGCAGCATACGTGGTGATGCCCATGCGCATCGCCCGCGGGATTGACGCTGCCCTGCTCATGCTGTGGGGCTACGGCCCCACCGCCTGGGCCATCGGCGCGATGGTGGTATTCACCCTCACCGTCGTCACCGCCACCGTGTGGCCCGCGCGATGGTAGCCTGGAAGTCAGGAGGTACCTCGCCATGCCCGTGCTCGTCGCTCTCCTCGCTCTCGCTCTCGTCGATGACCTGACGCGGGCACCCGTCACCTGCGAGCAGCGCACGGCTCCGGCCTCGTGGCTGCTTGGCCCCCTGCGAACCCGCAGCGGCTACGAGGTCGGCCTCCGCTCCGGGGGGAGCTGGGGCATGTGCCGTCTGTTCGAGGACGTGTGCTGAATGGGCCGCCGTCCAGGCGTAACGACAGCGGAGGCCATCGAGGACGCACGAGACGGAGCTGCCCTCTACAACGCAGGGTGGAGCTGGCTCGTGGTCGCTCGCGTCTGCGGCTACCAGGACGGGCACTCGGCCTGCCGCACCGTACGGCGGCTGGCTGCTCGTCACGGGTTCAACGTGAACGTTCGCCCACGGGGATACCCCGGCGGCGGATGGGACGAGTACGTAACGACAGAACTAAAGGAGTGAACGATGCCTACCCTGTTCGAGATCCGAGGCCTGCCCGGTGCGGGCAAGTCCACCTTCGCGGACGAGCTCGAGGCCACCGGCGCCGTGAGTGTCGCGCTGTCGGCCGACGACTACATGGTCGACGAGCGCGGCAACTACGCGTTCGATCCCGCCCGGCTTGGTGAGGCGCACGCCCGCTGCCAAGCTGCATGTCTGCACGCGCTGGCTCTCGGCTTCAACGTGGCCGTGGCCAACACCTTCAGCCAGCAGTGGGAGATGCTCCTCTACCGGGAGATGGCCCGTTGCTTCGGCGCGAATGTGCGGACCATCGACCTGTTCGATGCCGGCCTGTCCGACGAGGAGCTGGCCGCGCGCTGCGTGCACGGTGTGCCCGTCGAGAAGATCGCGGCCATGCGCGCTCGCTGGGAGAGGTGACCCTTGCCTGTTGAGACTTCGCCTGCGGCTACCCCGCTGGACCACCCGGACTACGAGTCCCCCTACTGGTCTCGCTACGAGTCGCGACGCAAGCGTCTGGCGAGCTACCCAGACCAAGCTCCGAGCCTGCGCACCCTGCGGCGAGGTCTGCCCTGGCTCAGCGACGCCGACGCCAGGGTCGTGCGCGGCCTGATCAAGTACGAGCTCAACCCCGCCGTGTTCCCCGCTGGCGCGCACCACATCCGCCGCAGCCACGGCTTCCCGAGCTACATCACCGCGCTCATGGCCGTGGCTGACGCCATCCTCGACACGCACGGGGTCGAGTACCTCCAGCCCTTCGCTTCGGACGGTTCCGGCCCGCAGCTCCGCCGCACCTACATGCCGGAGGAGGCATGCTGGGGCGGCAGCTCGGGTCAGGACGGGGGCATCCTCTACTGCAACACCGGCGACAGCTACGCCGACGCTGTGCTACTCCGAGCACACCGGGCGCTTCTACGTGGCCTGCTGGGCCGACTTCATTCGATGAGGTGACATCATGCGAGAATGGGAACAGTGCAGCGATGCTGGTGGCGTCGCGCTTCGTGCCTACGGATTCCCGCCCGAGGATTCCGTCGAGGTGCTTCTCATCAAGGGCACCGGCCTGTGGCTGCCCTGGGTCAAGGTCCGCGGGCAGATCATCCGAGGCGAGCGGGCGCTGCCGCTGGAGCAGGCGAAAGCAGAGGCTGTCGCGATGCACCAGACCCAGGCTCGCTACTTGGGCCGACTTCGTGAGGAGGCTTCGCCATGACCCCACCATGCCAGCGCTCCGGGCGCGTCTTCGACCCCGACGATCCTCTCGATCTCGCCGAGTGGTGCCTCGGCCTGCTCTGCTCTGATGCTGCCGAGCATGACCTGAGCGGCTGCCGAGACGAGCTGCTCCGCTTCAGCGGTGCGCTCGACCTGTTCGCCATGCGCGTCCGCTTCGTCCTGGCGTCGAGCGGCATCGACGTCTGGCACCTGCGCGACACCGTCGGCCCGGCATGGATCTCCGACGTCGTCGCTACCCTCGCCGGCTGCGGCGTCGGCATCTGGGATGGTCGCTGGCACGACGCCGGCGCCCTTCGCGCCGCCAATGGCTGGCCCGTGACGGGGCTCGCCCCCGACGCCTTCGCACTGCGCCTCCGCATCGAGCTGTCGATGTGGGTCGACGGCACCGGCGGCGGCCACCTCGCCGAAGTGGCGGCCGACATCTGCGACGAGCTCGGCCTCGTCGAGATGCCCTACCCGAAGGAGAGCAATAATGTCTGATCTTCGCCTGCCCATGGTGCCGGACCTCGCCCGGCGCGGGTGTCCCTCCACCCTCCCGGATGGCCGCGACGTCATCCTCGGGGGCAGCTACCCGCTGAGCTCTGCCGGCCTCCGGCTTGCCTTCATCGGCGTAAAGAACGGCATCATCTCGCACCCGTACCTCGATGGGCGTTGGCCCGACGTCGACCTCTCCGACCCCACTGGGGTCTTCCACGCCCGCGCCCACCTCGCCCGGCTCTGCGGGGCCTCGGAGGAGGACTCGTGGACGGCGCTGTGGTCCAGCGTGGCGCCGGGAGTGTGGGCGCTCCGGCATGCGAGCGGCGTCTCCTACTTCTACGCCTTCGAGGGCCACCTGGGGATTCGACACGTCCCCGCCCTCGCCAACGTCACCGATCCCACCGAGGCCCTCGTGGCCTGCATCCTCCACATGCGCGAGGTGACCCATGACTGAGGAGCTTCACTGGCAGGACGGCGAGAAGTGGCACTACCACGTCGAGCATGTCGATGATGTCTGGCGTGTCTGGAAGGGTCGCGGCGAGGATGGCCCGTGTGTCTGGCTCATGCAGGATCGTGAGTGGGTCGAGGCCCCGACCCACCTGCTCGTCGGCGAGTGGCCCACCCGAGCCGAGGCCTGCTGGGCCCTGCGCTTCAGCGGAGAGGGCGCCCCCTACATGCTCGACGTCGGCAAGGCTGGCTACGTGCCGGCGCGTGTCGAGCTCTTGCCCTGGCAGGAGAAGGGCCTGCAGCAGACGGCCAGCGGCTACGGCAGTCGGCTCACGCATGGCAGCAAGGTGCTGTGGAGCAATCGCTGGAGGCGGGTCTACGTCTGCATCTACAGCAACAGTGGCACTGCCTACATCGACGGGCCGCGCGATGTCACGGGCAAGCGGCCCTGGATCGTGGTTCGCAACTGAAGGAGAGCGCCGATGTCTGACACTCGACACATGTTCCATCCCCAGTCCGAGTGGCTCGGCGGCGACGCTTCCGCCGTGCGCTGGCCCCACATCTGTGCAGGAGGTACGCGATGAGCGACTGGTGTGTTCAGACCACGGTGATGTTCCCCGGAGGCACCGTGCACCGCACGTGGCAGCACGAGCACGAGAATGTGCCCGAGTACCAGGGTCGGCTGCTCTGCTGGATCGAGGACAGCCTCTCGGGCAAGCGGCTGACTCCGCCTGCGCCCGGCACCCGCTGGGTCGAGTGGGAGATCACGGGGCACCAGCTCGGCAAGCCCCACATGAACGGTCTCGGCGTGTGCTACGAGCACACCGGCGAGAAGTACCAGAACCGACGACGCGTCGTGCGCAGCATGCTCAACGAGCAGGAGGCCCGGCGCCTCCTCGGAGGTGGATGATGCCTCGTAGCATGGAAGAGTACAACTACTGGGGGGACCGCCGTGTGCTCGCCGCCCTCGCCGGCCCCGGCTGGCTGGCGCGGCACGCCAGGTTCGATGCGCAGCGGCGCACCCTCGTCTGCGACTTGAGCGAGGTCGAGGACGAAGACCTGCTCTCCGAGCTGTTCGAGGGCACCTGGACCGAGCACGTGCACCACGTCGAAGCGAAGCAGGTCTTCGCCTATGACTACCAGGTCGAGCGACTACGTAAGCAGGGTGTGGCCGAGGAGGAGCTGCAGGCCATCCTCGACAAGGAGCGATACCACCGCCACGGCTACGTCACCGTCCCTGCCCACGACGTGACCTACCAGGAGTGGCATGCTGCCGAGGGCACCAGCTTCATCGTCGAGCTGCCCGCAGCCTACGAGGTCTGCCACATGTGCGGCGGCGGGGGCAAGGTGACGAACCCGAGCATCGACGCCGGCGGCATCTGGGGCGACGACGAGTTCTGGCGCGACGACATCGACGAGGAGACGGGCGAGTCGCGCTACCGTCGAGGCGACTACGACGTCACCTGCCCTACCTGCAGGGGCGACCGGGTCGTGCCCGGCGTGGCCGAACGCTACCTCGACGCCAAGCAGCGCGTGCTGCTGAAGTGGGTCAGAAACTACGACAACGACAGTGCGGCCTACGCCGCCGAGGTTGCGGCCGAGCGCCGCATGGGGTGTTGACCATGGCCGATCTTGACTTTCTGCGGGGCTACTTCGACGACTCCCTGCGCTGCCGCTCCCTCAGCAATGAGGCCAAGCGCGATGCTGCCGTTCGTCGTGGAGCTACTGCCCTGGCTTGGGCGAAGACCGTCGACACCGACGGCGCCCCTGTCTCGATGGAGGACGCCATCGTGCGGGGCGCAGCCTGCCTCTTCAAGCGTGCGGCGCGCGAGCACGGCGAGCACTGGGCCGGTGAGGTGCTCGTCTCCCCGCCCGAGCAGACCGAGGGGGAGCCCTCGGGCTGCTGGCGCCTGTGCTGGGAGTCTGGCCCCTACCAGTGGGGCATCACCGACAGCTTCGGCGGCGGCGCGGTGGTGCCGAAGCGCTACTGCTGGAGCACCGAGCACGGCTGGTACACCGAGCCATATCACTCGTTCGATCTCTGCTACACGAGGTGACCCCATGACACGACAGTCTCTGCGAAACAACGACGAGGTCGCCCACTACTGGGCGGGTAAGACCCAGGAGTCCGGCTACAGCGGAAACATCCGCTTCGACGGTCCGTATCTCTTCAGCTACTCGACGCTGATCGGCATGCACGTCGACGGCGGTGTGCTGCTGGAGAGCCGCGACTACCACGGCGTGACCACCTCGACCCACATCGGGCTGGCAATGGGTGCGGTGCGCGGCCGACGCGTCGTGAGTCTGCCGCCGTCGATGCGCCTGACGCGCAGCACGACCGCCGCCGAGGTGATGCAGGCATGGCTCACGATCCGCGACGCGAAGCTCGCCGAGCTGGCGACCGTGACCCGCAAGCCCTCCAGGCGGAAGCTCCTGCGTGAGCTGATGGGTGCTGTCGATGATGCTGCCTCAGCAGCTGAGCTCGCCGGTATCGACGAGTCGGGCGACGAGTCGGGCGGCGTCTCGGAGGAGCTCTATGCGGAGCACCGGGGCTACGAGGCGGAGCTCGACGCCCAGCGCCGTGCGCGGGGCGCTGCGAGGTGGGCCCGGCAAGAGCAGGCCATGGCCGATAGCCGCCGAGATCTGCCTACTGCCATCGCCGAGTGGCGTACGACGGGCAAGACCTTGGGCTACCGGCTCATGGTCCAGTGCCGGGAGCAGCACGGCGACCTCTTGCGTCTCGAGGCGGGCTACGTGCACACCAGCCAGAACCTGCGGGTGTCCGCCTCCGAGGTGAAGTCACGGGGGTCGCTCCTGCTCGGCCTGGTGAGACGCGCGCAGCGTCAGGGTCAAGCGCGGGACATCACAGGCGTCAGCCTTGATGGCTTCTCTGTGAACACGGCGCGGGCTGACGGTACCCTCATCGTCGGCTGCCACGAGTTCCGGCTGGCGGAGCTTGAGCGGCTGGCGCGGGAGCTCGAAATCGAGGGAGACGACGATGGCCGAGGCTGACTTCGACGCCGAGCGCAACGAGGACGGCTCTGTCGTCCACGACTGGTAGGAGCACCCCTCATGATGCTCACCATCGACGACATCGCGGCCGGTGTCGCCCCCGAGGCCGCCGGCCTGGTGTGGGAGGGCGACACCAACAGCGCCTACCCCGGCGCAGTGTACGCCACCCGCATGACTGACTTGGAGTAGCGAATGATCGTCTGTATCGCTTGCGGCCGTGTGGCCCATCGTCAACAGTCCGACGGCAGCACCCTGCCGTGCCCCGGCTGCGGTGTCGAAGCCCTGCAGCCCCCGCTGTTCCCGCGGCTCGCCGACCTCGGCCCGCACGTGAAGCGCGCCGGGTTCCTGCAGATCGACCTGCGGTCGCTCGGCGACACCTACTGGGAAGCCGTGCTCTACGGGGCGGACCCGGCGAGACACCGGGCGCGGGCCGTCTTCCGCCACGACGGCGCTGAGATGACGCCCGAGGACTGGTCCAACATCACCATCGCAGGAGACTGACATGAAGCTCCCGTCGCTGCGCGCCCTGCGCCAGCTCTTCATCGACCTCAAGGCCCACATCGGTGACGAGTACCGCGCCGAAGGCTGCGAGGACGATTCCTTCCCGTCCATGACCGTGACCGTCGGCTGGGATCCCGGCAGCCCATGCTTCGGCTGGCAGACCGGCGACAACTCCTTCACCGGTGGCGCCTACGGCTACCGGCACTGGGCCGTCGTGACCCTGGACCGCCGCAGCAACAGCCTCGACCTGGCGCGCGAGGTGCGAGACCAGCTCGCAGACCTGGAGGCATCGTGACCGAGACCGAGTGGAGCGCCATCTTCTTTGGCGAGGCCGTCACTGAGCTGTCCGATCTGGTCGGCCTGCGCGTCGTCGAAGCAGATGATTTCTACGAGCGACGACTCGCCCACTGGCGCCAAGACGTCGCTGGCATGTGGCTGAGCAACTCGGGCGTGGCTGCGCCAGCGCCGTCGCAGCCGGTGCAGATGCGAGGCCGCTGTGTCGACTTCGCCAAGGTTGACGGCGTCGTCTACGCCATGGTCATAGGTGCTGATGGGACCACGGCGGCGTGGCCCTGGACGAGCTTCGAGTTCGTCGCACCAGAGCTTGCCGACTTGGTCGGCGAGGAGGCTGAAACATGAAGATGCGCGAGCTTTGGGATCTCTGGCAAGCGGCGACGCCTGACCAGCAGCGCCGGGCGGTGGCTGTGCTGGCTCCACCGGCTGTGCCGAAGGCGCCGCTGCTGTCGCCTGCTGATGCTGCTGCGCTGGTGCTGCCCTACTTCGACGGCAGCGGCGAGGAGCGGCTCGTTGTCGTGCCGATGCTGCGAAACAACCGCCCGCTCGGTGTCGAGGTGGTCAGCGTCGGCAACGGGAAGTGCACCATCGTTGACCCGGCTGTCGTGCTCCGGCGAGTCATGGCCTACGACCGTGCGGTGTGCTTCATCATCGCGCACAACCACCCATCCAGGGACACGAAGCCCTCGGCTGAGGACATCGAGGTGACCCGCCGTTTGTGCAGGGCTGCCGAGGTCATCGGCATCACGCTGCTCGACCACCTGGTCGTCGTCGATGGCGGCGGGTTCCAGAGCTTGGCTGCGCTGGGCCACATCCCGACGACTGCCCGCCACCCATCTTTCACGGGGAACTGACCATGCCCAACTTCTACGCCCACGAGAGTGGATTCTGGATCTTCATCCAGCTCACCCCCGACGAGCCGGTCGCGAGCTTCAGCCACTCCGAGGACACCGACGAGGGCTGGTCGAGCTACGACTGCACCTACACCTGGGACGCCGACGAAGGCACCGTGGTGCGGGAGACCCACACCGACGGCCGCGACTGCGACGGCCGCATGCAGACGCACCATGTCGACGTCTGCGCTGTCGAGCAGCTCGCCTCAGTGGAGGCACTGGGCTTCGGCGGCGAGCTGCTGCCCTTCCTCGTGCCCCGCTGGGTGAAGCAGAGCAGCGGGCAGCGCGACTACTCCGCCGAAGCGATGGGGTACTGACATGTCTGAGCTTCGCTTCACCCGCGCCGACTACATGAACCGCCTCGTCTCGCACGACGACTACTACGACCAGTTCGTGAACGCTGTCGTGGTTGATATGGTGTCACGTCGCATCGGCGCCGAGCGCGTCAAGGCCAGTGCCGACCCGCACTTCAACGACATCCCGCTGCGCGAGTGGGATCGTCTGGCCGACACGCTGATCAACAGCAACGCCGCCCGCTTGGTCTGTCAAGCCACGGGCTGGAACGGCACGACCCTGGCTGAGCGAGTCTGTGTGCTCAAGGCGGCCGCGCGCCGCATCCGAGGTGAGTCATGATCTTCTACCGCATCGAGTTCGACCTGCTCGACTTCCCCTACTGGGGGCAGCGCAAGGACAATGAGAGCTGGCTCCGACAGCACGCGGTGCCCCCCGAGCTCTGGCCGCAGCTGCGTGCCGCCTTCGCCTGCTCGCCGGATCGCGCCTTCACCTGGTGCAGCGCCCAGCGCCTGACGAGCCTCGCCTTCTACGAGCTCTGGCTCGACGGCTGCGCGCCCGACGAGGAGCCCGAGTGGCTCGAACGTCTGCGCGAGGACATCTGCAAGTTCGATGCTGGTGACGCGGATGGCGTCGACTACGGCGAGGTCTTCGGGAGCTGGCTGGTGCGTGAGCGCCAGGCTGGCCTTGGTGAGCCGCTGGTGCCGATCATCGGTCGGGTCACCGGCAAGGCCTCGGTCGACGAGCCAGACGATGAGTCGCTGCGCTTCTGGGACGAGACGGCCGAGATCGAAGCAACGGGAGGCTGGCACTGATGCCCTGGCACAGCATGACCGCAACCCTCGACGTCTACGGGCCGTCAGCCGGCGCGAAGCCTGCGACGCTGCACGTCGACTGTCGAGTCTACCTCACGACGAACTTCGACGACTACCTCGAGCACGTCAGCGAGGACGGCGTGAACACGATCTACGACGGCAGCATCGGCAGCGTGGCGATGCCGTCGATGGCGCCTGGCTACTTCGTCGCCAAGGTGCCGCTGCGCATCGCGACTGGCTGCAACATGCAGCTCCGGGCGCTTCGCTGGCCGAGCGCTGCGCCTGATGCACCAACCACCAACCCAACTGAGGAGTAGACGATGGCCGACAACTATTCGCAAGCAACCGTGAGCCCGTACCTGAAGTGGACCAGCGAGGCGCACCGCCAGGTGGCTGCCAAGCTCTGTCGAGGAGCGTACCACGACATCGAGGTGCTGCGCGAGGCGCAGGATCTCGGGCTCATCCTCGCCGACTGGGTCGACTACAACGACGGCGACGCCTGCCTGTACGACGACTACGAGCAGGCATTCTCCGACATCACCTACTGCCTCGAAGGCGACGGCGAGGACTACGCCTACTTCGAGAACGGCTTCGGCTGCGAGCATGCCGAGGTGCTCCGGCAGTGGCTGCCTTTCCTGGAGACAACCTTCATCGAGGTCGAAGCGGCGGTCACCTGCTCGAAGATGCGACAGGGCGAGTTCGGTGGCTGCGCCTGCTTCATCACCAAGGACGACATCGAGTGGTGTTCGACCAGCTCGTGGTTGATGGAGCGCCGCGCCTCGCTTCGGCAGCCGCCGTCGGAGCCCTCCGATGAGGAGCGCATCGGCACCTACCTCGCCGACCTGCGCGGCTCGCTCGACGACTACAGCAACGACGAGGAGATGCAGGAGATCCTCGACGAGCGCGTCCACGACGCCAAGGCGGCCGAGGCTGCCGACATCAACAACGCCGGGATGGAGGCGCAGGCGCGCTTCCTGCTCGGCCTGGAGGACTGACATGATCGAGCGCGAAGCCTACGAGAACGAGATGTGGTTCTGCAAGGACACGCCGCCGCGTCTGCGGGCACTGCTGCTGCGCCTCTGGCAGCGTCACCGCAAGAGCGTGGGATGCGTCGGGGAGCGCATGCGCTTCCACTACGGCGATCCGAAGACGGGCCAGCTCTGGGGCGACGTCGTAGTCGGCTACGTCGGTCGGAGCACAGGGCGGGTGAAGATCCCGCTCGTGGTCCACAACAGCCGCAGCTACGGCGGGCAGGGCCTGCTCGACGACTGCATCCTGCTTGTCGACGAGGCGCGAAAGAACCGCCACGGCGGCCGCGACGTGTACTACCGCCACCCCAACCTGAAGGACTGACACCATGTACGATCTTGACAAGCTCTTCGACCTGATGGACAAGGCGCGCTCTGGCTACGACGCGCACGCCAAGGAGGCGTGGAAGAAGGAGGGGCTGCGCGTCGCCCGTGCTCTCGGCAAGGAGCTGCAGGGCCCGGTCAAGGTGCGCTTCAACGCCGGTGGCGTCGCAGTGTCAGGTGAGGTCTACCTCGACGCGCCTGGGCTCAAGCTCTGGTTCGAGGCCGGCATCGGCTCCGAGTACGGCGTCTACCGGGAGGAGTACGAGCGCGGCCCCCGCCGCTCCCGCTTCATGGGGCAGAACCGCGGGATCACCCGGCGCGCGACCTTCGAGGCCCTCGTCGAGTCGACGCGGGCGACCCAGCAGCGAGGCATCGAGATGATGCAGGCGGAGGCATCATGACGCCGCGTCAACGCCGTGCAGAGGAGCGCGCCGAAGCGAAGGCCAAGGCGGCCATCGAGGCGGCCTTCGCGACCCCGACCTACCCGGACCCCGAGAAGGAGTACGCCCGCTGCTACTACCTCGTCGAGGCCGCGTGGGTGCACGACAGGCACTACGGCCACTGGGCGCCGGCCGGGTCCATCATCGTGGTTGAGAGCATCAGCCGCCAGCACGAGCGCTTCGTGGGGCCGAAGACGCGACTCAAGATCTACGGCAAGGGACCGGACGGCACGACGGCGGAGGGCTGGGTGCGCGGGGAAGACCTCGCCGGCGTGCCGCTGACATCGGTGCGTGACCGCGCCGAGGACGGCGTCGGCGGCCTCTGGTGGGCAGGAGCTGGCGGCGTCGAGGAGCGCGCGAAGCGAGTCGCCGAGATCATGGGCTGGCCGTTCGAGGCGCTGCTCGTGCGTCGCTTCTGCGACGTGACCGTCACCTACCCACACGGGAGCATGCGATGACCGACTTCGCCCGAGGCTACGTCACCATCGGTCGGTGCTACCTTGGCACCGGCAGCTATTGCCCCCGAGGCACCTTGCTCGCCGCGCGCACCATCCGCCGTCGGGTGCGCGGCTACGGCACCGAGACCTTCGTCACCGTCGTCGGTCTCGACCCGGACGACGCCGAGGTGAAGGGCACGTTGCGTCTCACCGGCAGCGCCGTCTGGCCCCTGAGCCAAGCCGTCGAGAACGACGCCGGCTTCGAGGAGGCCTGGCTGCGTCAGCGTGCAGACGCGCTGGCGGCCGCCATCGGCTGGCCAGTCAGGGCACTGTTCGAGCCGTTCGAGAACTACCGGCCCTCGAGGCCAATGCAACAGGAGTCACGCCATGCCTGAGGGCAAGATGCACTTCATCGCCCACACCAACGAGAACGGGGACACCCTGCTTCTCGTCGTCGCCGATGATCTCCCCGCGTCGGGCCTCCTGTCCGACTTCGACTCGATGGTGGCCACGGCCATGCCGACCCTCGCGGCCATGGAGATCAAGCCCGACGCCGCCGACTACTGGTGCCTCAACATGTACGAGGTCGAGTACCTCGCGCGTGACATCCCCACCTCCTCGGTGGGCCGGATGGACCTCCTCCGCTTGGCCATCCGACTGCACGGTGACGCGGAGGACACGGACCAGATCCCGGACGGCGAGTGGCGCACCATCGAGGCCACGCGAGAGGATCTCGATGCGCTCGAGACATGCGGTGACTACGGGTTCTGCACCGACCGTGTCGTGCTCCGCGTCGAGCCCGATGCGGTGGCGATCGTCGTGCGGCCCCTGCACGGTGACGCGGAGGACACGTTCACCATCCCTCTGTTCCACCGAGACAGCGGGCCTGCCTGGCTGCGGCCATCGGCTGGAGCTTCGAAGATCACCTGATGGCAGCCAACTACTCCGGCTGCCGCCCACCCCGAAGGAAGGCTTCGCCATGAGCAACATCGACGACGTGCGATTCACCATCACTCCAGTACTGCTTGTGCGGATCAGCGGCAGTCCTCGCGAGGGCACGCTGCCCGCCGACCCTGAAGGCCGCATCCACTCCTACTTGCGTGGAGTCCTCGACCTGATGGAAGCCGGCGCTGTGCGGCCCGGAGCCGCCGGGGGGGCAGGCGGGCCGGGCTTCGCGACCGACACCTTCGTGCTCGAGGGCGACACCGAGGCGCGGCTGCGTGACCTGCTGGCGGAGTGCGGCATTGTGGAGCATCGCGCGCACTGCCCCGGCTGCGGCGCTGAGAGCTTCGCCGTGCGCCCCTACAAAGAGCCCGGCCTCTGCGACACCTGCGCCACCAACGAGGAGGAGTGACCTCATGGGCTACCAGTACTACACCAACTGCGCGGGGCTCACGAAGAGCCAGGTACCAGCGCTGCACGACATGACGGAGCAGTCCGTCGACGTGACCTACACCACCTTCCGCAAGGCTGTGGGCGGAGACGAGCTCGACGCCTGGGCTGCCGACCACGGCTACGACATCGGCAACCAGCGCGGCGGGCTCCGGCTCAAGAGCGACTGGCACGTCGCCTACTACCGCTCGAAGTGGAAGGGGCGCCGCTGCTACTACCTCGTGTGGTCCGCCTACGAAGAGATCTTCCTGAGCGAGGAGGTTTCGCCATGATCTACGGAGAGACCACTCTCATCCTCGGCGGCGTGACCGTCAGCCTCATCAACACCCGCTGGTTCCCGGGCGAGCGCCCGCTCTGGCGTGTCTACGGAATGACGCAGGACGGCACCTGCGTCGACGTCTACGTCTTCGACGACTGCTGCGATGACGCCATCTGCTCCGCGCTCGAGTGGATCGACGAGCTGTGGAGTGACGACCGCGGCTTGAGCGTGCACCGGGTGACCGGCGTCCACTACGAGCGCTGCTGCACTGAAGCGGCGCTCTGCTACAACGAGGAGTGACTGCCATGAGCGAAGCACTGCACATGCTGCGAGACGCCATCGAGGCCACGGGCGGCCTCATCAGCGACGAGGGCCATCTGGTGCCGAAGGGCGACCCCGAGTGGGCCGACCTCGCCGACGCCTACCTGGAGGCGTGCAAGGAGCTCGGCGTCAAACCGATGATCGACGACAACGAGCGCTGCGCTCGTGTGAAGGAGAAGCTCGTGAACAACAACTGCGGCCTCTCCGATGAGCTCGTGGAGCACTTCGGCCTGGACGCCATGGAGCGCTTCGTCGAGGCGCTCCTCAACGACGACGAGGAGGAGGACTGACACCATGTCTGCAAATCGCACTACCCTAAAGGAAACCCGAAGCCTCATCTCGCTGTGCGCCGCATGGTTCGACGCGCACGGCGAAGGCAACGAAGCGGCCGACCTCGGCGAGGCGTGCGACGCCTGGTTGGAAGAGTCATCGCTCAACGCTGACTTGGAACATGCGAAGTCCGCCGGCTTGGCCCAGGTCTACCGGCACGACCTGGTGGTCAAGCTCGCCAACGGCGGCTTTATCGCCACCGACGGCAACATTCACAGGTTTGGTGCAGCCATCTACGTGTACGATGCTCGCGGGAAGGAGCAGGTCATGTGGACTTGCGAAGAGGTCGGTGAGAACCCCGAGCTGGTTGTGGGGGCCGTACTCGCAGCAGCGGCTATCGCCGACGGGCAGCGGAGCGATGATGACTGAGTCTCGCTACTCGCTGGTGCCCACCTCACACCACGTCTACCTCAAGGACGGCATCTGGCGCGAGGTCGACGACCTGCTGGAGTACTACGACGGCGCTGATGCTGGTGCGGAGGAACCGACGCTGTGCGAGCGCTACGAGGCGGCCAGCGGCTACTACGTCGACGCTGAGGGCCACACCTGGGACGACGTTAGCAACGAACTCGTCGGCGTCTACAGCGACGAGATGGCGGCCGAGTACCTGAGCAACTGCGAGGAGGACTGAGTCATGAAGTACGGAGATCCAACTGACTTCTGCGTGGTGCGCTTCCGCATGGAGGTCACCGTGCCTGTGGGCTTCGAGGACGAGGCCAAAGCAGCGCTCATCAACGACATGAGCGAGGCCGTCACCAACGGCATGATCGACTTCGAGTACCTGAACGTCGAGGCCGCCGACGAGGAGACGGACTGGAACGATGTGAGCACATGGGTGCCGGGTGTGCCGAGCGAGCCGCAGCCTGACGACACCAGCGATGATGGCGACGGGATCGTCGAGCTGCGGCGGATCCTTGAGTGGGCCGAGGCGCAGGACCAGCACTGGCTGGCGCCGGAGTGCGCCGACGACGTCCCGGCCGTGAACATCGTCAAGGTGTACTACCTCGTGACGGACGCCGGCTTCGCCTCCATCGGCGACGCGCTGCGCGGTGGTGACGAGGGGCTGCTCCAGCAGATCTGCGCCGAGCTCGGCCTCGTGCCGGAGCTGGTCCGGGTGGCCGCCTGCTCCAAGGCGTATCGGCGGTGGCAGCTCTTCAACGGGGACGGCTCCCTGTGGGACACCGTCGACTCGCTGGAGGAGGTGCGCCTCTTCGCCGAGGCACGCGCCGACAACGACGAGGACTTCACCGTCAAGACCATCGTGAGGTGACACCATGACCCGAGACTGTTCCTTCTACCCGGCGTGGCGCGCCATGTCGTCGGAGGTCTCCGATGAGGTCGGCTGGGGCGAGACCGAAGCCGACGCGCTCGCCGACCTCGAAGACGCCGTCGGCGTCGCACGTGACAGCTTCATCGACGAGAGCGCCGTCGAGTTCATGCCCGCCGTCATGTGCGCACTGCGCAACGGCAGCGACGTCTGCCTCGGCTACGGCGAGTCTCCTCACGCTGCGTTCACCGACGCGCGCGAGGCATGGTACATGAACGCCAGCGAGACCTGGCCCGACCCGCTGCCAGACCCTGACCCGACAGCGAGCTTCCGCGCGATGGGCGTGCGTCCGTTGGCGCCGGCTCCGGGGTGGTGGAGCCTCCACCTCTGGTGGGATGGCCACATCACCTACGTGCAGGCCCGCGTCAGCGACAGCGGCAGCCTCACCGACATCGTCTTCGGCGACATCAGCGAGCTGCTCATGCCGGCCCGCTGCGCCGCTGAGAAGGCGGCCGAGGCTGCCATCGGCGGCGTGCGCGCCGTGCTCGCAGGCGCGAGGTGCCCGCAGTGGCGCCTGCTCGACGCGAACGGCGTCGAGTGCGAGATCACCGCTGACCCCAAGCAGGTGCAGTTCTTCGTCGAGTCGATGATGAGCGACGGCCTGCGCTTCACCGTCGAGCCCGTGCTCGACTCAGAGGAGGCTTCGCCATGAGCTACCACGAGAGCGACAGCACGCAGTGCGTGCTCATCGCCGCCACCCACAACGGGGGCTACCGTGTGCAGTGGGGGGATGACCTCGGGCTGGTCACCCCGCAGCTGTCGGTGGCGCTGCGCTACGCGCTGGCAGCCATCCGAGTCGCTGACTGCGGCGACGTCGACGTGGCCTACTACGACAGCGAGGGTGAACTGACGCTGATGAGCCTCGATGAGGTCCACGAGACTGTGTGTGAACTTGAATCCGAAGGAGATGAGTCATGAAGCCAGGCATCCGGGGCATGTACCAAGTCGCGCCCATCCTCGTCGACATCACGGATGGTGCCGACGCCACCGTGCTCGAAGCCGAGCGGGAGGGCAACCTCGACGGGCTGTCGAACGGCTTCGACGTCGACTGGGACGGTGTCTGGGACACGACTACCGATGCCGGTCAGACCGTCTTCGTCGACGAGAACGGCGGCATGTTCGTCTTCGACGACGACGGCAGCCGCGCCGAGGTCGAGGTCACCGTCGAGGTGAAGGTCACCCGCATGGGAAGGAGCGAGTCATGAAGCTGCGAGACAAGGACCACTTCATCGAGCTCATCGAGGAGATCACCGCCGAGAAGCTGCGGCTGGCGCTCTACAACTACTTCGATGTGTCGACCCTGGAGGGCTTCGCCGAGCACCTCGTCGACGAGGGCCTGGTGCCCGATGAAGACGAGGAGTCGCGCGACCTGGCGTTGCTCAGCGACTTCGACGTGGAGAATGTCTACGAAGCGGCCTACGAGGCCGAGACCGGCGTTGGTGTGACCGTCAACTACACCTCACCAACAGATGACAGCACGGATCGCAGTGTCTTCCGCTGGCCTGCCATGTACACGCAGCCGGCGCTACATCCGTACACTCGGGAGATGGCCGAGGCATACCTCATCGAGCACGCCGGCTACTACCGCAGCAACGAGGACTGATTACCATGACCACCACCGTCTACACCTTCACCCTCATCGGCGTCGACAGCCACCTGGTCACCGTCGAGGTCGACCTGCTGCGCCGCCTGCCCGCCACCGTCATCGTCGGCCTGCCGGCCAGCGCCGTCCGGGAGACCTCCGAGCGGGTGCGCTCCGCTGTCACGGCATCCGGCTTCGAGTGGCCACGACAGCGCGTCGTCATCAACCTGCCGCCCGCCGGCATGCGTCACGACGGCACCCACTACGACCTGCCCATCGCTCTGGGGGTGCTCGCGGCGAGTGGTCAGGTGCAGCTCCCCGACACGCCGGTCTTCGCAGCCGGAGAGCTCAGCCTGGACGGCGAGCTCCGTGGCTTCCGCGGCGCTTTGCAGGCAGGCGAGGCCGCGGCCGCAGCTGAGGCCGGCTGCGCCATCGTGGCCGCCGAAGCCGCAGACAGCGTGGCTGCACAAGCGAACTGCATCACGCGCGCCTGCCGCAACTTGAGCGACTCCGTCCTGGCCTTGACCGGGAAGGGCGAGACCTCGATGGGCGTTCGCTACGAGAAGCTGCAGCATCAGCTCGACATGGCCGACATCCGCGGGCTGCATCAGGCGCGCCGCGCCCTCGAGATCGCCGCTGCCGGGGGGCACCGGCTGCTCCTCGTCGGCCCGCCGGGCTGCGGGAAGACGATGCTCGCCGCCCGCCTGCCCGGCATCCTCCCGCGCCTGACCGTCGAGGAGATGATCGACACGGCGCGGGTCCACGACGCCGCCGGCTTGCGCGCCCCGGGCGCACCGCTGACTTCGCAGCGCCCCTTCCGCGCACCGCACCACACGGTGAGCGCCGCAGGTATGGTCGGCGCTGCGAACTTCCGCCCTGGCGAGGTCTCGCTGGCCCACACCGGCGTGCTCTTCCTCGACGAGGTCACCGAGTTCCGGCGAGACGTGCTCGAGCTCGTTGCGAGAGCCGCGACCGATGGCAGCATCACGAAGACTCGGGCTGCCGGCACCGTCACGATGCCGTCGAAGTTCCACCTGGTGGCGGCCGCTGCGCCGTGTCCGTGCGGCTTCGCAGGTAGTACCAAGCGGGCATGCACCTGCAGCTTCGAGACGCTCGAGCGATGGCGCCGGCGCCTCGACGACGTGCGCCGGCTGCTGGGCATCGAGATGGTCGTGCACCTCGACACGATCTCGCTGGAGAGACTCGTGTGGGGCGAGCCCGGCGAGTGCAGTGCTGACGTGCAGCGCCGGGTCGAGCTCGCTCGGGAGATGCCGGAGCCGGCAGTCTCCGACATGGAGACCAGAGATCCGTTCAAGCTGAAGGCGGGTCTCGCGGCGGTCATGCCCGTGGCGCTCACCATCGCTCGACTCGAAGGAGCTGGCGCTGTCGGGCTCAGCCACGTGCTGGAGGCCGCAGTGCTGACCCTGTCTGTGACCAAGGAGTAGCTACCATGCCTGTCTTCAACGTCTACCTCACCTACCAGCCGCCGGGCGAGGCGCATGCGCAGCCGCACCCGGGCTCGCCCTTCCTCATCGTCGCAGGCAGCAAGGCCCTGGCCGCCGACGCCTGCGTGGAAGCTCACTTCGACGAGCGGCTCCGCGCGGCGGGCTGCCACCCCATCGCAGAAGCGCACCTGGTCCTGACGCCGCGCACCGAGCGTGCCCTCGTCGTCAGCACCGCCCACATGCCCCGAGCTTCTGCGCTGTTCGGCCCGGCATGGAGCGGTGACACGCAGCCGCGGCTGCTGCACGACGGCGACACCTTCGTCCTCGTGCTCGGCGGCGGGCATGACAGCGCCCTCGATGCCTACCCGGACACGCCGGAGTGGCTGCTGCCGCTGCTCGAGTACGCCATGTGGAGCGGCTGTAGCTACCTCGTCTTCGACATGGATGCTGAGGAGCTCGAACCCTTCCAGACCTGGGACTGGTGATGCCTGCGGTCCTGACCGACTACGACATCGCCCAGCTCCGTGCCCTCACCGGCACGGACTGGGAGCGAGACGAAGACGAGGAGGCGCTGGGGCGGAGCGCAGCCGAGGCGCTGCGCACGCTGCTCAACCGACTGGAGGACGGATGACGCGCTACGAGAAGGAGGCGAAGCAGCGCTTCGACGCAGGCCTCGCGGTTGTCGGGGAGTGGACCTTCACCGCCCGCGAGGAGCTCAAGAAGCGCGGCTTCCTGTGGTACGGCAAGGGCCGCGCGTGGGTCGCTCCGAGCGAGGAGGCGCGTGATCGAGCCATTGCCGAGCTTGTGGCCGAAGCCGTGCCTCGCTGGAGTGTCACCGTGCACAGCGACGGTGGGTGGAAGAACGGCATCGGTCGCTGGGCCTGGTACTGCAAGACGACGAACACGGCGCCAATCATCGGCCACGGTGAGGGTGAAGCTCCGGGCTCCGCCTTCTGCGAGGCCGAGGCCATGGCCAGGGGGCTCAGCCTGGCGCTCGATGCCTGGGCCTACGGCATTGCCGAGGTGGCTGCGTCGGCCGCGGAGCGAGGCCTCGCGCCGGGCAAGCCGACGGTGTTCCTGCGCACCGACTGCGCTGCGCTGCTCGACGCCCTTCAGCGAGACGAGGTGCCCCGGGGCTGGCGCTTCGACTCCGTGGCTTGGATTCGAGAGCAGCCGGCGGCGCACGGCATCGTGTTCGACATGAAGCACATCCGCGGGCACGGCGACAACCGCCGCAGCACTGCGGCCTGGGTCAACTGGAAGGTGGACGCCCTGTCGTCCATGCGAGGTAGATGATGCAGAAGAAGCGGAAGCCGCGCCGGGTCACGGTCGAGCTGACCAAGGCGCAGGTCAAGCTCCTGCTCGACGCTGCCGGAGAAGCCAACCGCGCGTGGCTGCACCCGATGCAGGTCCGGGCGCTCGAAGACGCTGAGGCGGAGCTCGCCAACGCCATCGGCATGATCACCTGAATCACTGGAGGCCACAACATGAGCATCACTTGGGATGATCGCGATGGCATCGGCGCCGTCCCCAACGCCGTCACCGGCGACTACTTCGGCTTCCTGCGCGTCATGACCGCGGCCGGGTTCCTGGCCCTGGTGCCTGAACGCGAGCACGACACGTTGCGGCTCGTCGAACCGCTGCGCAACGGCGCTGCCCTCGGCCGCCCATTCCTCGAAGTTCGCGAGGAGGACGGCGCCTGGCGTGTGCGGAGCCACGAGGGCCGGGGGCGCTGCCACGCCATCGCCGAGGTGCACGGCCCCGACACGCCCGTCGAGGTCTGGGTGTGGCCACAGGGAGGGCTGCGCCGACGGCACCTGAGCGACGACCAGTGTTCGTGGTGGCGGCTGCTGCCCGACACCAGAAGGAGGTAGGTGATGGGGATCCGAAGCATGCCGGAGGTCCACTGTGACGTCTGCGGCAACTGGATGCAGGCGCCTGAGATGGAGGGGCGCAGCCGCACCGACATCGGCAAGTTCGTCGAGCGCGCAGGCTGGCGGTACTACAAGGCCTCGGGGTGGAACTGCCCCGAGTGCGTCGCGAAGCGCCCGACGCGCACGGCGCGGCCGAAGCGGGAGAAGCCATGATCGTCGCTGCTCTCTACGTCGACGCCCGCCGGGGCCCCTATGCGGCGCTCCCTGATGTCGAGATCTGGGACGAGGCCCGCGACGCCACGAGGTACGACGGCCCTCACCCCGTCGTCGCGCACCCGTTCTGCGGTCCCTGGGGCAGGCTCCGGGGCCAGTGCCGGCTGCAGGACCCGACGCACGCCTGGCTCGGCCTGATGCAGGTGCTGGAGCACGGCGGCGTGCTGGAGCACCCGGCAGGCTCCCTGCTGTGGACGCGCGAAGGTCGCGGCCTCGTGCTTGGCCGCAACGGGCATCTCCCCGACCTGCCGCTGCCGGGTGAGGCCCCGCGCCCGCTCGGAGGCCGCCTCGTCTTCACCGTCGAGGTGGACCAGTGCGACTGGGGCCACCAGGCGCGCAAGCGCACGTGGCTCCTCGTGTGCGGGCTCGCCGATCCAGCGCAGCTGCCGCCGGTGCCGCCGCCAGGGGAGCCGACGCGCACCGTACAGAGCCGCCTGCATGCCTACAGCGGCCGTGCCGACCGGCTGCCCGAGATGAGCAAGACCCGTCGCCATCTGACCCCGCCGGACTTCGCCGAGTGGCTGGTCGAGGTGGCGCGCCGCACAAGGAGAACGCCATGAACCACGAGCCCTGCTGCGAAGACTGCCCTGGCTGGTTCGTTGGAAGCTACGACGGGGGGCACGTGCCCCTCGGCCACTCCGGCTGGGACGAGATCCAGCGGTGTGACGAGTGCGCCAACGGGAGCCGCGCTGGCTACACCGACAGCGACGCGCTGGTGGACGCCGTGCACTACCTGCTGGCGCATCGCGGCCAGGCCAGCATCGAGATGGTCTCGGCCATCATCGCCTCGGTGCTCGTCGAGGCTGACATGAGCGGTGCCATCGGGTCTGTGCTGGACGCTTTCGACGCGGCCACGACCCTGGGGCCCATCGTACCCGACACGGTGCGCTGTTGCATTGAACTCGACGAAGGAGAAGGCTGACCATGACCCGCATCAACCTCATCGACCCGACCGAGCTGCTCGACCAGCACCTCTTCGCCGAGTGGCGCGAGGCGCCCCGCGTCATCACCATGGCGCATGCCTGGGTCGAGCGCCAAGCTGCACCGCTGCCACCGCCAGTATTCTGCCTCGGCTCCGGGCACATGACCTTCTTCGGCTGGCGCACCAGCTGGCTTAGCGCCCGCCATGCGCAGCTCCGGGACGAGCTGCTCAGTCGGGGCTACACGCTGAGCCACATCGGCGACCTGCCGGTGATCGAGGGGTTCGACATCGCCTGGGAGCCGAGCGCTGCCGACGTGGCCCTGAGCCGTGCGCGGCTGCGAGAGCGCTTCCTGAAGCGGCCCGGCTGGTACCGGCTGCGCGGGGTGCCTGCTGAGATGACCCACTACACGGAGAGCGAAGATGAAGCCTGACGTCGTCACTTGGCAGTCGCCATCGGGTGCGACCATTCGGGTCTGCGCGGTCTGCGCCGCAAGACTGACGATGGCTCGCAGCTGGCCGAAGGACGCCACGAAGCAGGAGTTCTGCTCTGTGAGTTACGGGATGCACCGTGACCGCTGCGACATCTGCGAGAAGGAGAGCGAAGAAACGGAGAGTGAGCTCGTGGAGCTGCGCGATGAGCTCGACGAGGTGCGCGGCGACACCACCAACGACGACTGAACAAGGAGAGACCATCATGGACAAGAACCTCTACGACTACACCACCACCGAGTGGATGACCATCATCTGGCGCATCACCCTGGCGTCGCTGGCCCTCGGCATCTGCTACGCCTTCGTCGGCGCGGTGCTCCTCGGCACGTTCCGCATCCTGGCGGGTGCGGCATGAGCTATACCGGTGAGCAGGCCTTGACCGATCTGGGACTGCCTCGCCCTGGCTTCGAGCTTCATCGTGTCAGCGCGTGGCTGACGGAGGAGGAAGCCGAGATCTGGCACGCGCTGCGCTACCCGGACGTCGCCGCGAGCTCTCATGCAGACCCGACGTTCAAGGGCTGCGCTGGTGATCTCACCTGGCTGCGGGAGATGGCCCGGGTCCGTCGCCTGCTGTGGTACACCATGAGGGGTGAGGCCGTGCCGAGTACCAAGGAGAGCGAAGATGGCGTGTGGCTACGATGAGTTCGCTGACGAAGCGCTTGCCCGCATCGAGCGGCTCGAGGCGATCCTGCACGTCGAGCAGGGCGGCGGTCACGGTTGCGACGGCGCTGGAGTGCGTCGAGCTCGTCGAGGCTGCGCGCGAACAGATTGACGAATAGCAGCAGGCATCCTTCCGGCGGCAGCATCTCCGCCGGGCGCGAACGCGCGAAGCGACTGGGCCTGCTGTCTGCTGCTATCGTCAAGGCAAGCAGGCCTTACCCACAGTAGTGCATGAAGCCGGCGACCGGCCTCGTCGACAAGGTCCCCTCACTCGCGGAGCAAGGGGACCACCAGGCCGGAACCTCTTCCGATCTTCCCCACCAGGAGACTGCCCGATGACAACCTCAGATATCAGTCTCGCGCTGCAGAGCTTGGCAGCGCGCATGCCGCAGCTGCCTGAGCCGCTGCTCGCCGCGTTCCACCCCGCAACGGGCTTTGACATCGGTCAGATCTGTAGCTGGCGCCATGTCGAGCGCGACGACAGCTACCTCGTGCTGGCGGGTGTCCCTCGCAAGCCGAGGCTCGCCATCGTCTACACAGTGCGTCTGTACGAGGGCCGCTACATGGTCCGGGCGGGCGTCAGCTTCCTCGTGCACAAGGCCCTGGCCTACCTCGAGGCCGACGCATGAGCGCCCGGTTCGAGAGCTTCGCCGTCGCGCAGAGCGAGAACGGCAAGACCAGCAACATCCCCCAGGTGGCCTTCGGCTCGTCGCTCGAGTTCGCGGCGCTGCGGGCCATCGACGCTGCTGCCGAGGCGTGCAAGGTGGCGGCTTGCCCCAGGCTGCCCAAGACCCGCGGCGGGGAGGTCGGTGGCTGCTACGCCTTCCGAGGTCACGGTGGCATGGCCGTCGCCGCGGCCGTGAAGAAGGAGCGGCGCGTCGGCGCCGAGAACTACGACGGCGGCTACGGCGTCAGCGGCCTGCGCCGAGCACTACAAGCAGCAAGTCGCGCTGCGGCGGCCGTGCGCTTCGGCTGGATCGGCGACCCCAGCGCCCTGACCCAGGAGCAGATGCGGGACCTGGCCCACGAGGTGCGGAGCACGAGCGTCGTCACTCGCCGAGGCCCTCGGCAGATGGCGTTGCTGAGCTACACCCACAACGCCGAGGCTGCGCCGTGGCTGCGCGATAGCTGCCTCGCCAGCGTCACCTTCGACGTGGGAAAGGCTCATGAGCTGGCCCGCAGCGGATGGAAGGTGGCGCTCGAGGTGAAGCGGCTCGAAGATGCCCCGACCCGCATCGGGGGCAAGACCGCCATCGGCTGCCCGGAGCAGGTGCAGAAGCTCCGTGGGGCCAACGCGGGGCTGCCGAAGGTGACCTGCAACACCTGCAGGCTCTGCGACGCTGGGGTCGACGGCCCCCACATCGTCTTCTTCAGCCACTGATCGGCGGCGCGCGCGTTACCCGTTGCAGGAGGTGCAACAACCCTGCTATACCGTCGAGGAGGTGACGATGCCATTCCCTTCTGCCAGCTACCGCAACACGATGGTCACACGGGGCCTCGTCGCCGGCGAGGTGCGCAACGTCTCCGGCTGGTGGGACGAGCCGGACCCGCGCGTCGGCTACGCCGGTGGCTGGTGCGATGTGGAAGTCAGCGGGATCGACGAGCTGACGTGGGGCGAGCTGGCCGAAGCGGAAGCAGCTCTCGATGCTGCCGTCGCAGCGAAGGAGGAGCCATGAGCCGAGCTGCCTGCTTTCGCCGGCGAGCGCCGCTGCCAGTGCTGCCGTACGCCGTCGGTGTCGAGCTCGACGCGGGCGGCTACATCTGGGCGGAGCGTGAGCTTGGCTGCCGATGGCTCCTCGGCCCGGACGGGCTGCCTTG